TTCCGTTGTCAGTGCAAAGCTCTGAGCCTAGTACTATGAAAGGTTGGTCGGTAGCCGTATCCTGAGTAGCATCCTCACCGCCACTTTGGTTATACCAATTCACCACATGAACATCGCCAGTAAGGGGGGTGTTACCTACAGTCTCAACGTAATCTTTTGCACTGTTTGTGTTTAGTTGGGGTGAAGACACTAAAACCTCTTCTCCTACTACTGCTGAATCTACTGGGTCAAATCTCAAGGCTACTGTTCCTGATCCTGTCGGGGTAGCTTCTAACTCAAATCTTTGCCACTCATCTGTTAACACAAGGTTGCTATCAAATGTAGTTGGTCCTGTAGCAGTGCCTACACCAAACCAAACTTGAAACTTTGCTTTTTTACCTATAGTTGTCCCTACTCCTTTCATGTACATTGAGAACACGTATTTTTGTCCTGCAATAACATTGTTATCAGTTTTTATGATGTAAGGATCTGTCCCTGTTGCTCTTGCTGAAATTGCTGTAGTTCCTCCAAACGGGTCGGTATGTCCTGTAGAGGCTATTTCTGCTTGGTTATTCGACCAACCATTTCCCATTATTGTGGAAGTGTAAGCTATCAAATTCTCTTTCCCTGCGAAACTCTGTAAATCAGTCGCATCGGTGCTGTGATGCGTTGAGACTATTACTGGCGTTTGAGAATAAGTGCTTGGTGATTCTTTAGGAAGTTCTGTGACAGTGACATCATCAACATAGAAAGTTTTAGTATCACCTGATGTGAAGAATGAAAGATAAGTAGAAATTTGTCCTGATGCAGTAGCAATCGCATCATAAGTGATATTTGTCCATTGCCCTTCCGTAACTGCTCTGCTAGTAAATACGCCCTGATCTGTGTTACCTAGACCCGATTGAATGTTGGCACTTCCGCCTCCATCAACAGCGTAGATCCAAGCTGAAATTCTGTATCTATTCCCTGCTGTCAAGTCCAGTCCATTACTACCGCCTTGAGCAGATTGTGTTCCCTTACCACTAGCTGACGAAGTAATTTTACGACTGTAAGTTCCACTTCGTACTACCTCAGTGGATCGTGTTTGAGTGACGGGACTTCCAAAGTCATTCCATGATGTGTCGAGTTCAAAGTCTCCATTATATAAAATATTTGATCCAGAAGATGCGTAGAGTGTTTTTTCCAACTGCATCCCAAATGCTATAATGCTTTTAGAACTACTTTCCGCACCGCTATCAGTTTCGGCTGAATAAAACTCAGATGTTCCACCTAAATCACTTGTTGTTTTAAATGTGACGGCACACCTGTACCACCCATCATAACCTGTGACCGCTTCAATAGTAGCACCTACGTGTGCTGTGCCTCCGTCAGTAGATCCCACTGCTCCAGTGAGTAAATTGAACCAAGTCCGTGCTGAAGATCCTGAGTCCCAATTCATTGTACGGATGACTAGAAAATCAGCAGTTCCCTTTTTAGCGTAAATACTCAATGTAGATGTACCACTTTCTACTGTAGCTGTAGCGTGTGTGGCATTTCCAATAATTTCATAAGCATTATTGCCTCCAAAGGGATCAGCTTGTCCTCCTTTTAAAGTGGTAGGAACAGCTTGTAAACTTCCAAAGTCCTCACTGAATCCAAGAAGGTTTTGACTAGATCCTTTGATACTTGATGAGAGTGAAATTTCATCGTTGTCATCCGCATAAAGTTCCGCCTCTGTGTTATCTTGCCTACGGATTCTCATCAAAGGCTTACCTTTGTAATCAGCATTAATCAGACGAGTAGAGAAGCCAGTTGCTGAATTTGAGTTTAAGACCTCTTTGACTGAGACGTTGTCCCAGAACCCACGATGGTCACCAATGCCATAAAATTGCATAAGCAAGTTTCCAGTCGTGTTGGATGTGAACTCTGCACTTACGTGACCCGAACCATATAGTTGTCCAATGGTTATGTATCCTCCTCCTGGGTTAATGTAAACATTTGAATAGTTGTTTCCGCTTGTGTGAATAACATCATACTCAACTTTGTATGTTTTCCCTTTCCTTACTGGAATGGTTTGAGTGAAGGCTGAGTTTTCGGAACCTGTTCCACCAAACTTTTCAATTTGATTGCCACCATCAGAAGGTCTGAAATGAGTTCCTAAACCCCAACTACCTTCTATTATACGTACGTTGTCTATACTGCCTACAAAATCTGCACTCGCATTAAAGTAAATGTATCCGTTTGTCGTTGCTGTTAAGGCTTGGCTAAAGGTTCCAGTGGTTGTTCTAGCCGTGCCATGCGTACCACCTAATTTGACGTTTACTTGTCCTGCGGATCTGGCTGTAACGTCAAAGGTTACTGTATAAGTTTTACCAACTGTTGTGTAAATGTTTTGATAAAGTTCTGATGGTAGGGACTGGCTTCCATCACTACTTGCTACACCACTTCCAATAGACCATCCTGACTGTTTAACCCAAACGCTGTCTGATGCAAAGTCTGCGTTGGAAATAGAAAGAGCCGTAAAGTCTCCACCTACAATCATCTCATCAGCTTCTACGGAAACATCGAGTGGCAATGTGGTTTGGTCGGCACTTCTAAAGTCCTTTTCCAAGTCACCATTTGATACTTGAGCAGCCGTATAATCCGCTTCATGAGAGTCATAAGAACGCCTGATGCGAGTGACGGCTGAGTTATCCCTACCATCTCTCAAAGATCTAAGACTGTGGGCTGCTTTGGCTCCCTTGTATTTGTCGAGAAGAAACGAGGTGTCTGTGAGCTTCTGGACTTGTGCGTCACTCTTTTTCTTGTTGAAGTATCGTAGTCTACGTATCCAACCACCGAGTTGAGATGTGTTATTAAATCTTGCTCCTAAGGTTAATTTGTTAAGACCCAAAGGTAGATTTACACTGTTGTCTTCTTCACCTTTGACTCCATCTTGGTAAACAGTATGTATATCTGTTTTGTAAGTTTGCCCTAACTTAGCAATTTCTCCAGAATTTATCAAAACATCACTTGCTTTAAAATCTCCTTGGCTAGAGTTGTTTGAAACTATTTTTCCGTAAGCTTTATTGGAAGTACCCGCTATCCACATTTCTAACTCATCAGAAAAACTGCTGTCAGAAAAGTTGAATATCCTGCTGTAGGACGCTTCATGACCTTTCGGTAGCTGAATATCAACCACTGTAGTTCCCTCAGTGTCCTTAAAGAATCGATTGAAGTTTGTGCCATCTACCCTGACTACATCTGCACTACGGGTGGCTGTTGAGCCTAGAGTGTTTATCAAACTGGATAAAAATCCACCTGCTTCCTGCTGGACTCCCCAACAGTAAATCCCCGAACCCTTACCAGGATTAAAGTTTGCGTGTACTGAATTTCCAAATGTATCACTAGCTGCGTCTCCCACCGACCAATAGATATAATTGTCAGTGTTGGCGTAGGTACTAGTATAAGTAAAACTTACTCTTCTCCAACCATTGCCCACATCTTCAATGGTTGCGCCCTGATTGCCCATTCCGCCATTGGTAATTACTTGACAATTAATTAGATCATAAGCTGCCCCTCTTGATGTAGCTCCTGCCTCTGACCCCCTGAGATGAGTTACAAGTCCGAAGGGTTTTATGTAAATACTCTGAGTATATTGAGTGGCATCTGCTTGATTAAATCGTGTATAAAATTCGTGTCTTGCTGCTCCTCCAGTATCATAACATTCCCCACGCCATGCGTCCCTCGCTCCTGATGGTGAGATTGCAAAGTTGTTTGTTATCGCATTGAAATTATTGATGGCATGAGTTGCCACTAACCATTGGTTTGAGTTGGCTTGTAAATTGGTTCGAGCTTCTTCAATAAGTAATCCCTTGCTGTTTCCGTAGCCGTCAGCCGAGTAGTCGAAGCGAGGTGCTTGATAGGCTGCTCCAGAGGTTTTGTTGTAGTCAGTTGGAGTTGTAAGAAAGTTGCTTTCAAACTGCGCTCCAAATATATGTGCGTCACCGCCAGAACTGTTGTCATCATCTCCGCTCGATCCGCAAGGATAAATCCAAGGAACAATACTACTATAGCTACCTGTAGTCGTTACACTAAATGAAACACGTTGCCAGACATTAGGAGTGACTGTTATGTTTTTATTAACATCGTCTGCACCTACAAAAGTTATAGCTAAACCAATAAGGCTTGTAGTCGGTTTTACATAAACAGACAAAGTGTATGTCTCTCCTGCTCCACCTGACCTTGCAACACCATCATAAAGTCGTTGATGATTTAATGATCCTTGCTTAACCGCCTTAAAAGATCCAGTCCCTCCAAAGGGATCAGTAACCGAGGTGTCTGCTGTAATTGTTAAACTTTGTTTTGCCCAATCGGAATGTCCAAAGTTTTCAGAGTAAACGTAGTAATTATGAGGCGCATAACAGATTTTACCCTCGCTGTTCGTCTGAGTAGCTCCCGAAGCCCTGCTGAAGTCTATGTCATCGTCGAGTATATCGCTACGCAAGAAATTATAATCCCTGCGTAATACAGGTTGTTCCTCTTGTCGTAAACGTCCGTCAGCCCTAGTTGAAGAGTTGGCAGATCGTAATGATCTGGGTATGCGTGACATTAAAATGCGTAAATATTTACGTCACCTGCTGCTGCTGACTTGAGATAGATTGTTCTTTTCTTACCAATCGTGAAACTTCTTCTATCAGATGGTGCTATAACTCCATTTTGGAAAGATGAAGCTGCAACTGGTGAAGCTGTTATTTTTGCAGGGATTGAAATAGCCCCTTCAAAGTTGATAACAAGTTCATCCAAATCCGTATCAATCTCAAATCCCGTACAGTTAACAGGTAATGTAACTTGAGTTTCATCATTAGCCCCTAAAGTTAAACGGACGTATTTGCTTTCTGTCGTTAGATCAGGCAGTGAGTGTACTTGAGTAACTCCGTTATCCAATGGTTCAATGGATTCTCCATCAATCTTTTTGTTGAATTTATACATGTGTTTAGTTTGTTAAATTATTGTTTTATCCAATCCTATTAGCTTGCATAGACCTAGTATTCATTCCTATGCCTCTTGACCTTTTTTCTCTTGCCAGTCTTTGCATTTCTTTGCGTCTTTCCCAACTCGTTTTTCCTTGTAAATCCATTGGCTCAGACCTCATGTCCTCAGCCATAGGAAAGGCTTCCATCCACTTTTCATCATCTCTTTCCTGTTTGCTTTTTACTCCTCTAGCCCCCTTAGCAGCGTTGCCTTTTGCAGCAGCTACTTTATTAAGGTCGTCGTAGTATGCCTTTCTCTGTCGTGAATATCTCGAACCGCCATGTCCTCGTACCTCTCCTCCAATTAATCTAATTGGGACGTTTGTGCCTCGCTGTAAGGCTCTCAATGATGTTCTGTACGGGTTAGCGTCGATTATTGCACGACCTCTTTGCTTTAACTTCCTATTCGGTGCTGCAAGATTATAGGTAGTATGCTGGCGTGGTTGTGGAGCCAATGGTCGCCATCTTTGCCTCGGAAACTGCAAGGGCTTATATGGCGTCTGTTGTTTTTGTGACATTGAAGGATACCCAGCAGGCATGGATCCCATACCTATCATAGGATTACCTCTCTTCTTGTATATAGATTTTAACGCCATAATTTAAAGCCCCAGTGGCGTGAGTCTAAATGTCGTTTATAGACTCAAAAAGGTCAACTAAAGTTAATCAATTAGTTGTAAATCCGTATTTTGAATTGCTGCTAGGAAATTTTAGAGATTGCGTTCCTTGGATTGCAGCATAAAAAAACCTCCCTCCAGTTACCCAGAGAGAGGTCCAATATAATAATAAGATGAGTGAAAACACTATGTTTTCTGTATTTTCTCGTTGGTAGTACAAGAAAAAGTCTTTAATCCCATTTGGCTTCCTCTTCTAAAATAATTGCATTACCTAATATGATTTTTCCTGCCTGAAAGGAGGCTGGGTAATTGATTGGAAGATTGTGCATTACACCTTCTTCATTGACGAGCATTTGGTCACCGTCTTCAAGGTTAACAAGCTCAACAAGACCGCCTACAAATTGTTGTGCATCCTGTAGGCTTGGCTGTTCATCTTTCGTTCTTAGTATTTTGAGTTCCATGGTATGTAATTTATAGGGTTTTGGTTACGGTGTTTGTGTTCTGTGAATTGAAGAGTAGGGGAGGTTGAGCTGAATTGATGCGACCTTCTGCCAGCTTTTTATAATCTGGATTAATCTCCACGCCTACAAAATTCCTACTGTTTTCAACAGAGACTTTGCCTGTGGTTCCAGATCCAGTAAAGGGGTCCAGTACAGTGTCGCCTGTTTGTGTTCCTGCTAGAATGCAAGGCTCTATAAGTTTCTCAGGGAAGGTAGCAAAGTGAGCGTCCTTGTAGGGCTGTGTGTTGATGGTCCATACATCACGCTTGTTTCTCGTTCCAGCGCTTGTGGTGTCAGCTACTGCATCACAGTCATAAAAATAATTTTGTGATTTGCTGAGTAAGAAAATATGCTCGTGGGATTTAGTACAGCGATCCTTAACGGGTTCTGGCATGGCGTTAGGTTTGCTCCAGATAATGTCCTGCCTCAAATACCAGCCATCAGCCTGTAATGCAAAAGCAACTCTCCAAGGGATGCCGACTAGGTCTTTTTTCTTGAGTCCATCAATCTTGTTGTTAAGGGCTTTATGCCCGTCCCAGTTTCTACCTTCTTTGTGCTTAGGATCCTTGCCATCGCCTTTATCTCCAGTTCCGCAGTAAGTGTCGCCAAGATTTAACCAAAGCGTTCCTGATGGCTTTAGGACTCTCTTTACCCCATCAAAAACTTTAACCATGTTTTCAGTGTATTCTTCTGGTGAAGGCTCAAGCCCTAGCTGTTCATCTCCCGTGCCGTAATTGCGTAGCCCCCAGTAAGGTGGAGAGGTAATGCAAGACTGAATAGACTCGGTAGGTAATGAATCTAGTTCAGTCCTGCAATCTCCTAACATGATCTTTGAATCGGCTATCATTCTTCTGCGTCTGGATATTCGCCTAACATCTCCTCAATGATGTTTGTTTCGTGGTAGATCGCTCCTCCAGCGTCTTCGTAGTAATCGCCACCCTTGTGGGTGAACTCCTTAAGTTCTATGTATTCTGCAAATGTCATGATTTTTTTTCTGCTTCCATTTCTTTTTCCCACGCCTCAATGGCCTCTTGCTCTCTGTCCTCAATCTCTTGAGCGATTTGAGTGGCGTCATTGCCTGTATATTCTCTAAGCTCTTCGATCATCCGTGCCATGGTTGCGGGAGTATATGTTTTAAAGATTTTTCTTCGATGCTCTCAAAGTCTCTACGCTGGTTAATCACTTCGATGATTCTCTCATCTATTTCCTTCATGCTTTCCTCAAGAAGTTCTCGTGTGCCTTCGAGGCATTTAAGTATCTCCTCAGCATGAATCCTGCTCGATTTGGCTTCGTTATAAATCTTTTTAGCTTTGCTTGTATTCATATCAATCTATAAAAGTAGGCTCACCTAGTCACGCAAATGTGAAACTTTATGTGAAAAATCATCGTAGGCTACGCTGTAAGCCTTGCTGTTACTGCGACCTGCTGTTTTAGCGTAGATGTCAGAACATATATCCCACTGTTTCCAAGAGATTTTATCACCTCTCATCATCTGCCTTGTAACGCTGACAAGAAAACCCTGATAAGCGTTATCTAAAAACTTTTCTAACTCTTCAAGGTCTGAGGTTCCCCACACTTTATCAAAAAAGAATCCCCAAGTTTCACAGGCTTTGAGGTAAGTAATTACAAATCTCTCACGAGCGAGCTGTGCTTCTTTCTGGTAACGGTCTTCACGTTCCTGACGTTTGACCTCAGCTAACTGCTCATTAGAAAGTTCTGGGTTTTCCTCAGAAGGAGAGGCGAGCCATATCTCGTGCTTGATCTGCTTATTCTGCTCTCTGACTGTTGCTGCCATTTTTCTGGCTGCGATCTTAGTCTTTTCACCAAGGTACTGGTCAGCCGTCTTTTGAACGCATACGTTGCCAACTATAAAGGTCTTACCTTTTGAGTCCTCGATAATGCAGTGGTGCATTAGTCCCATTCCACAGTGGTAGCAGCTACCAAGTACAACGCCATAGTTGGAAGCCTCCTTGTGAGCCATGTCAAGAGCTGCATTGTATGCGCTAGGGTTGTGTTCCGCTAAAGCAGGTGACGGTAAAAGTATGCTGCCTACAAACTCGAATGGACCTATGCCCATGCCTGACTTCTCGAAAGGGTGAATTTTTTCTGCTGTATTCATGTTAGTTTTTTGAGTTAGTTAAATTATGCGCTCCACTTATCTTTGCCTTCTGGTCCCCATCCGAAAGAATGGAAGTGCTGGAGCTTGGTTTTAAGGTCAGCTAATGCTGGTCCTCCCGCATTGTAGGAATCAGTAATGAGTCGAAGCTCTTTCCTAGGAATGTCCCATCGAGGGTCGTCCATCCACGCCTCGTCATCATCAAGTGAATCGAAGATAGGAAAACCAATCCATTCATCCATCTCAACATCGTACTGGTAAGTGAGCTGTAGCTTCTGACCGAAGCCGAACATGAAGGTTGGAAATAAGGAAGGAAAAGAAGTTGTTTTAGCCATGTTAGTTTTTTGAGTTATTTAAGTTGGTATTAATATGAAACATGATGACACATGAGTCAACCATATAATTAAAGACTCACTAAGTTTTTTTAAAGAGCCATCAGCCCGCTACGTTGTTGTGGAGTACAGCCTTTGAAATAGAAGCCAAACTCACTAAGACCGTAGCTTGCCATTCTTGCCAACTCTTGACCATCACCCTCTACCAGAATACGGATTCTGGTCACACCATGCTTGTATAGGTAGGACAGTAAAGGCATAGAAATTTCCATGTCCTCTCCAAACATTTCTTGCAGGGTTTGCTCCGTGCTTTTTTCATAAGGGAACCATGTGAAACAAGTGTTTAGCCATGTAAACTTTTTTATATTACCATCTACATCCATCAGGTTACTTTTGGTAATTATATCTTTGCCAGCAGTAGGGTTATATTCGTCGGTTGGAGTACCCCACCTAAAAGCTGATAGATAGATTCTCTCAGCTTTCGGATAACTTTTTTTAACTACTTCTAGAAACTCTTCTGGTGTATCCATCTTATGCACCCTCCCTAACTGTCCATTGAGCGTGATTATTCCAGCTCAGCCATTTCTCTTCGAATTGACTGCCTTCCTGAAGATACGGCTTAACATTCTCATCCCATGTCCAGTCAACAAATTGAAGAGGGTAAGTTCCTAAGTCAATAGTCCCTTTAGTGGTGTTAAGAACCTTCCTGCTTGTAAGGTAGCATAAATCACGCCTACAAAATTTCGTAGGGTTTGTAGGGTTAATCTTCTTGAGCCGTGCCATAATTTCCTTACTTGTCGGCAATTCTGTAAAGAGAGTTTTGTTATCCCAGAGCTTTCTATCATCCAATTCGATAGTCGTGTTAATCGGAGAGTGAAACACTCCAATGTCGTGAAACACATAGCACCCTTTCTCATCTCTAGTGAATCCTAATTGGTCAATCTTCATCTTATGCCTCCTCCTTTACAACGTGATGGTTCCAGTTAACTGATCCCGCCTCTGGGTGCTTCCATGTCTCTTCAACCTTGTAGTTCTTAGACAACTTGTTATGTAGCACCATTCTCATAGCTGTCTTTTCCCAGTTGGTGAACTTGTGATTACCTCTATCCCAATGCTCTGCAACACTGCACAATTGGCTTACAGCCTCTTCCATCCACCCTGTAGGAGTGATGTGATTTAATGGGTATCCGTAGCCCCATGACTCTTCGAGTTGATGCCCGTTGTCAAAATCCTCGCCCTTGCAGAATTGCAAAGGACACTGTTCGATGTCTGAGATGAGAAAGTAAAAGTATCTTCCGCTTCCGTAGGAGTGACCCCATACAAGTTCTATGCCTAAGCTGGCGAATGCTTTGTTAAGTCCTTTTAAAGTTACCATCTTACGCCTCCCTCCTTAACATTGAATCTGCAACCTTGTTCATTCTGCTGATTGTTTCTCTTATTGCCTTTAGTTCCGCAGCCAATCTTTCCTTTACAGCAACAGCATCGGCAGGGGAGTAATCTTCTTCTGCGTTGGCATCGAGTGTGTAGATGGTTTGTACTCTCGCTCTTAGCTCCTCCAAGGTAGAGTCGTAGGTAACTGAGTAACCATCACCGTAAGTATAACTTATTGTTATTGTAGGTAAGTAATTTAATTTCATGTTAGTTATTTGAGTTATTAGCTATCTCGTCAGATAAACTTGCTAAAGGCTGATGACTCCCCTTAAGGGAGTTTCGAATTAAAAACCTGTGCCTACTTCGCTGTTCAAAAGACTGGCGATGTCTTTTTTTGTAAGTTTAAAATCAAAAGAGCTGATATTTGTTTCAGTGATGTTGCTTTTGCCGTGGCGCTCTTTTTCTTCTTTTAAGTATTCCAACGCTGCTTTTTTTGTAGGCAAGTAGTAAAGCTCGTCTTCGTTTCCGTGGAGTGTGTAAGATAATGTATATAGTGTCATGTTAGTTATTTGAGTTAATAAATAATTAATGACACATTGTAGAACATGAGTCAACAATTAAAAGTAGACTAACGTAAAAAAATAATTAACAGGATGCAGACGCCTAGAGAGAGCAGCAACCAGATAGGAATATCATCACTAGGATAGCGCATTGTCTTTAAAGATTTGAATAAGGTGATGCGCCTGAGATAAAGCATCATTCAATGCGTGGTGTTTTGTGCCTACCTGAAGTGGTGTTTCTGATAAGGGAAAAGTTTCCTTTAATGTTCTAAAACATCTACTATTCCAGAATCTCCACGGCACTTGCATCTTACAGGTCTTGTAGGCTTCTGCGAGATGGGCATTATCGAAGTCGGCTCCGTTACCCCAAAGGTATAGGTTGTTGTTTGGTCCCATCCAGTGTCTTAATTCATTGAGTGCGGTAGGTAGATCACTAGTGCTGTTCGTGATTTGTTCTCTTGCCTCTTCGTCTTGAAACATCCACCACTTAAGGCTATCCGCTTGTACTTTGAATCCTAGTTCTAATCCTGACTCAACACTGGGGTGAGCAATAAACTCGCCAGCTATCTTATTACTTTTTATTTTAATTGCTGCTATCGAAAAGATGACTGACTTGGGTGAAGTTCCAAGCGTTTCAATGTCTAACATAATATGTGTATTGCTCATGGTGGCGGTATTAAATCTTTTTGTCTGATCATGTGACAAATCCCAAAACCGGGATCGACCAAGTTATCTTCTTTAAAGACCATGTCTTTTGTTGCATAGCCTACGAAACTGAAAACTCCTGTCGTCCACTTGCCTAACATCAAGGCGTAAGTGTCAGCAGGGTGATCGTACTTCTCTTGTCTCACTAAAAGATTGTGATAATCTTCAGGAGCCGTTTTTACATCAACGTGCTTCATCTTGGGATGCCAAGCATCGGCATCTTGTCTGGTGTTACCAAGGTCTGGATAGAGGCGATAGATTTTACAGAATGCTAACTCACCAGCGAATCCTTCCCGATCTACTTCAAGAGAATCCTTGTCATGAACCTTCTGGTTGACGGTTCCTAACTTTCGATTAGTTACCTGCCTGATTAATGCCATCTTAGCAGCTATCTCTTTTTCAGCTTGGTTAAGCCTTATTATAATTTCTCCCATCATGTTTAAATAATTCCCTCTGAGAAAGTCATTGTCTTTCTGTTGAAAATTACATCTATTGCACCCGTGGGACCGTTACGGTTTTTACATACCAGCAAATCTCCATCTTCTTGGGCAATGCTTTGTTCTCTTTCTGGTCTATGAATAAGGATCACAGCGTCGGCATCTTGCTCAAGTTGACCTGATTCTCTTAGATCACTCATTTTAGGGCGCTCACTTTTTTCAGATTCTCTCCTGAGTTGACAGAGACAAACAACAGCCACGTTGGCGGATCGTGCTGCTGCCTTTAATTTTGCTGAACATTCCGTTATCAGGAGGTAACGACTCTGTCTCTGTTCTTGGCTGTCAGGTCTGATAAGTCCAATGTAATCAATGACAACAACTTCAATTCCTTTTCTGCCAGCTTCACGAATCTTTGAGCAGGTTTGTGCAATAGTCAGGGTGGGGGGATCATAAATTTCTAAATCCCACTGCTTTAAATTTTTCATAGCGTTGGTAATTTTAGAATGTTCAACAGCATTAGGTCTTTCTTCGTAGCTGGCGACCTGATAGCTAGTTTGTGATGCTTCGGCTATGAGTCGTGTACTCACCTGTACGCTTGTCATTTCGAGCGATATGAAAAGACTCCTGTGATTATTTTTTGCCAATCCGCTCATGAGATTGCATGCCAGTGCCGTTTTACCTGCTGACGGTCTTGCTCCAACTACGATGAATGCTTGTCGTTGAAGTCCACCAATCGTTTTGTCTAATTTTTCAAACCCAGTTTGCGCTCCTTTTATTCCTGGGTTTTTGTGATTCTCCATTTGCTGGTCAAGCAACTCATTGAGTACAGTTCCAATGGTTTTAGATTGGTCAGCGTGATGCTGCTTTAACTCTTTGAGTGAGTGAATGCCTTCTTCCAATTGATCAAGGTTTACCGTTCCATCAGCAACGCCTTGTGTAAGGCTGTGAAGTTTTCGATGAGTTGCTCTGTGTACATGCTTATCGGCAACTGTCTTTGCATAGTAATCGATGTGATCGGCTGCTTCGTGAGAGTTGTCAGTGGCGTCCATAATCTCGCTCCAAATTCCTGATGGGAGCTTTTCCGACATTTGACCAACTTTAATTGCCAGTGCTGAAAGGCTTAAGGGGGTATCCTCGTCAACCATTTCAAGGATTTGATCCCATATTTTGCCTCTCCATGGGTTAGAAAAATACGATCCATTTGGAATAATTTTGACAGCTTTGTTGACTGCGTTTTCCCCAGAGCTATCTCCATAGCTTTCGTCAGCAGCAAAGCATCCGATAACTTTAAGCTCTGCTGCCTTCAAGGCTTCATCTTGATAATTAAGTTCGTCGATCATAGTCGTGGCATATAATTTTCTTTTGGAGTTTTCTGTTGTTCATCATTCAAATGTTTAGACCATCTTTCTGCGTACAGCGTTAGATCTGCCCTCCAGTCCTGAATGGGTTGACCAAATTTTGTTAACCAACCGTTAGCCGATCTATCCAAATGCCACTTGGTTGTTAGTTCTTTCAAGCTCGTGATAACAGGTCTGAGGGATTCGATCATGGGAAACTTCTCATCAGCAAACTTCATAGCTGCTGCTGCTGATGGGTTTTCCTCTACTACTTCTTTATTCTCTTCTCCTCTCCTCTCCTCTATTCTGGTGTTCATTCCGTCACGCTCTACCGTGACAGCATTCTTTCTCTTCTTAGCCTGCCTCTTTTGATTCTGCGCCCTAGTTTTGGCTGTACTTCCGTTATGTTCCTTGTAGTCAATGAATTGCAGCCCTTGATCAACTTCTTTTATCCAGCCGACTTCTGCCATTGCCTGTGCTAAATTTTCGATTCCCACCATGGTGTTGAGGGTGTCAAAATTCAGGTGATCAATGTAGCCATCATCATCAGCGTGTCCGTCGGCTATCATCCATGCGTGAACAATAGCTCCAAGTGCTGTGACGTTAGTCACGCCAGTACGTGACGCAATCGTGACCATTTTAGGTGAGTGTCTTAATTCTGTTCTAACTTTGATCCACATAAATTGTCTTTGTAATTGTGAAAGGCGATCTTGAGCCTTTGCGTTTTGTAATTCTCAATGGTCCGTATCCATATTTTTTCCAGAGCCGTGCCTTGATCCTGAATCCTTCCGTCTCTACGCCCTTAACATCTTCATAGATCCGCACACCTTTTTCAGTATAAGCAAAGTCGGGCTTGTACTTTATTTCAGCATCCGAAAGTGAGGTTTGTGGCTGGAGTTCTAGTTTCTGTATATCGCCATCTTTCTCCATCACCTTCAGTTGTTCCGCACGATCCCGTTCAGCTTTGGAATCAAACATCCGTCCCTCGAACAAAAGGGATCCTGCTTTTTTAGCGCCATACTTGTTTTTTCTTTTAGGGACTTTCCCAAGCACCTTTTTGAGTTCTTTATCCATTTGCTCTGTCCATGAGGATCGAGTTATAGATCTTTGATTTAAGGAGCTTAATCTCTAACATCCTCATTTTTGCTTGCTGATGAAGACCTAGGAAAATAAAATTGGCTAATAAGCAGCCAATGGTTGCAAAAGGTTTATCCATTAGGAAAAAGACTAATGCAGCGATCAAACTGCAAAGAATGACTCTACACCAGAAAATTTTAGCTTTTAGGCACTTGAATCTTTCGATTCTCCATTTGCGATGCTGTTCATTGGAGATTTGATCACGCATATCTCACGCCTTTCTTCATCGGTATTCCAATCTCTTTGCAGCCTCTTTTTAGCTCATTTATAGTAAAATGCTCTGTGGATTTGTCGGCTCGCCAGCTTCCGATGAAGTATTCTAGTTTGCGTAAGCGGTAAAATTTTGAACGGCTCCATGAGGATTGAGTGTATTTATTAAGCCATTCAATACTGTCAGTGATATTGAGTTGAGTCTTCATTATATTGATTGACTCAAAATATTAACAAAAGTAAACTATGTCAACACGTAATAACACATTTCAAAACTTAATGTTAGGATTCGTTATTAAAATGCCAGGAAATATTTCTTATAACTTGTTGATAACCAACCAAAAATAAAATGGACGAACTTGATAATTTTTTTCACGTAGAAGTATGGAAAGAAAATGCTTTCTTTTTTATAAGCCAACTGAAGAAAGGTCAGATCCTTTCAGCCGATAATATCGTCGAAATGGCTGAGACGGATCCAGAAATAGCATCACCTCCGCCAAGTGGCACTTGGCAATGGCCCATCGCAGAAGCTGAATGCGTCGATAAATTAATATTTACGGGAAAGGTTGGTCCTAAAGTCAATTACTTGCCTATTAACCCAATTTACAGGGTGGCATAGTTGATAACCATTTTTCACCTTCTTCGGGTGTAATCTCACCGAGGTAGTTTGATTTGATCATTGCGACGGAGTTATCACTTCGCAGCGCAGCTTCTCCCATTTCAACTCCTGTAGCAACCCATGAGCTAATGCAAGTATGACGGTGACCGTTGGCAACGTGTTCAACTCCTGATCGCCTTGAGGCATGTTCAAGTCTCTTGCTTATATACTTTGCTGAGTCAGTTCCAGCTATTGGCCCTTTGGAATTTTCATCCGCTCCAGCATAGCGAAGCCAAGCCTCAAGGGTGGGGGAGATGGCTACTTTACGGTGAGCTTTATTGTTTTTCGATACAGCAGCGGGGATTCGCAGATACTTTGTTTTCCATATAAAATTATTTTCCCAAGTCATTCTCGAAATTTCACAAACTCGGCAGGCAGCGAAGGCAGCGAGGGCGATCATAATAACCACCTCTTTATTTTTAGTCTTACACCTCATCCCGCTGGCTGTTTTGAGTAAGGTTGGCAATAAGTCAATATCCCATAATTCGACCTCTTCTACGCCCTTTTTTGAGCGTATTGCCTTTTTTTGCAGAATGTTGGCTGCATGATTGCCGTACGGGAGATATTTCATCATCTGGGCATAGTTGAAAAACTCTATAATCTTAGCCTGATAATTATAAACTGTTCTGGGCGCCCGCCCTGCAATAATAGAGGTATTCCACTCTAAAATCTCCTGCTCTGTTATTTCGTGAATATCAAACGGAAACATTTCCGTGAAAGGAAGAATCATATTTAGACCGCCTATTGTTGATTTGCACCGATTTAAATCCTTTTTGTTCTGCTTAAGCTCGTCCCAGATGGCCACAGTTGATTTGGGAGTGAACTCATCAGGCTGCTTTTGTCGATTAGTTACAGCCTCATTAATGAGGGTGTCTATACGGAGTCGATCAGGTGAATCTTTTATTCTGGCAAAAGAATTTAGAAGATCGACGGCTGCTTTATACTCATTGAGTTCACGACCCGTTAAAGTAACGGCATCTCTTTGTTTTGTAATTTTGGTTTTTCTAGCTGCTGCTTTTGCCTCTTTTATGGTCTTATAAGTTCTTCTTATACTCTTGCCATTTTCGCTGTGATATAAGGTAAAAGAGTTTCTGTTTTTGTAGATTGAAAAGGTCGTACTCCCTACTTTGAGTCTATCTACTATAGTTGAATCTTTGCTTTTTAATTTAGGCATCTCGATTGGCTGTATGAAAAAATATGAAAGAAATATGACACATATTAGAACATAAATAAAGAATTTAATGAAATATCGATGTCATTAAATTTTCATATACTGCTATAATAGTATATAAAACGAGTCATCCTTTAAAGGTCGACTGGGTTCGAGTCCCGTCCACTCCGCCACTACAAGTAACACATTATCAACAAGTTATAAGGGTGGACAAAAAGTGTATGAAAGAAATATGAAAAAATTTTTCGTAGTTTTTTTCATTCTGTGTCGTGAAAATAAACGTGACACATTGTGACACACTTTTTATTTGACCTAAGTGAGTCATTAATCTACTTATTGAGTCATAGAAGCATTTGATAAATTAATATTTTATTAATGTTAAGTTTGTTAATTGACCAAAAGCCACACACAAAAACCGAGAATGAATAATGCCACCTAAGCCAGAAAGACGAGTTGTCACCACCTTTAGATTACCTGAATCCGACAAAATAAAAATCGAAAACCACTTAGCCAAAATGGGTGAGACTTGGCAGAGTTACCTTGAGCCGATGGCTTACTCTGTCCTTAATGAAGGTAAAGCTAGGAAAGACTTTTTAGATACAACAAGAGACAAGGCAATGAAAGAAAACGCTGCTGCCTCTATTGAGTTATTAGAAAAGACTATAACCAAGTTAAAGAACATCACCAACAACAGAGGATATAGAGGAAACAGAACGGGTGATTAGCTTGTGCTAGTCTTATTAAGAATTAATAAACCTTAATAAGCAGGCTACTCAGTGACTACAGTGCTTGCGCCAGCCTCCGCAGGTTGGTAAATATTGCTATATCCTCTCTCATTATTGCCTAAAGCTAGGTTTACCACTGGAAGAGAGTTATTTTGGCTGTCTCTCACATGGGTCTGGTAAGGTAAAAGATTGGAATTATTTAAATCCGTGGTGCTATTTAAGGAATAGCCAGTATCTCCGCTGTTTAACTTTGTAATAGACATTACATTTTCTAGGGGTAAATAGGTCGCCCCTGTATCCAAGCTCAAAGGATCGCCCTTAACAGGATCGGGAACAGTTGTTGTGTAATTACCGTCATTTCCGTCTACTGAGAGTCCAGTATAGTTTGAGTCACCATAGGTAAAATGCCCTATTTTAGACCCTGCTAACCCTGTTCGTAGCATATAAGAGTGGGATTGAGTGTTGGCGGGATAGCTTCCAGTAAAGGTTTTAGCGTTGTGATAATCACCTGTATAATATTGCCCGCCATAAGAGTAAAAATATACCAAAGGCGTTGTGGGTCTGACGATTCTATCAACTGTGTCGAAGTTACCCTCAGCCTTTATCATGCGTAATGAGGGTTGAGTGGTTACCGCATAACCTCCTGCATTTACATCAAATGTGCCTCCACCCTTTAAATGCACCCTGTAAGCATTACTTTTAATGACTTCAGGTCCATATCCATTTCCAGAGTGATTGATACTAGCAGCTCCCTCAAGGACGTTACGATGAAATACCGCAGCCACATTTTCTAGTGGCATATAGTTGTCGCCCATATTGGCATTGCCGTTAGATATTTGAGAGCTGCCAGCGCCTCTAATTGGGTTAGCGGCTAAAATTAATGGATTCCATGGGTGTTTGTTGCCTGCAAAGTGAAGGCTTGTCATGTGCGAGGCCCGCTGAAAATAACCGCTCTCATTGCCAACTCCAGCAGATAGACCCTTATGTCTGCATATAGACCAGACGCTCTGAGTCATAATATCGGTTGGAACATCAGACCCTTTGAAAAATACCCTATAAACTGGAAACTTACTGGTTAATGATGCTGAGTTAATAATGTTTGCATCTGCACCTGTTGCACCCGTAAGAGGCGCATAGTAATTAGGTCCATAGGTGTCTCTAGCATGAGACGGAGTATAAGGAATAGTTTTGTTTTGTACGGCTAGATCTGCAAGGTCTTGGGTTTTTTGCAAAAGTAAGGTTGCTAGTTCAGGTATGGTGTCTACTACAGTTGATCCATTATCTAAAACAGCTTGTGATGAGCCGTCTGTGTTAGAGCTAGTTACTGTTGAAGAATCATTGCCGGGAAAATTCGTTGCTCCATCGGATCCCGAACTATTAGCGTTGTTTGGTGAAGAAGGATACATGGCTTACCAAGCCACGCAATAAAGAGGCTGGCTCTCAGATTGTGGCTGAAGTTCTTTTAAAATTTCCTTAGCTTGCTGATAGTCCTCGTCAATTTGTAAGAGAATGTTTCCGCTTTGCAGTGATCCCTCAGAGGGAAGTACATCAAAGCCTATAAACTTTACAAAGTTCTTATAGACAAATGGCAGCAAGACCGTCTCATCATAATCAGCAGGACAACCAGTATCTTTAGCCTGACCTGTATTAGAATATGTATCTTGGATCACCCATTTCTCAGGCAAGACGGAAGCTGTGAATCTTAATCTAGCTTTCTTTTCTGGAAAGGGGCGTACTCTTAAATAATAGTTCTGACCGTTCGTAACCTCATTGTGTTCAGCATCTATATAGTAATAACTCGGTGTCCCTTTTTTATCCTGTAACTCGCTAGGCAATTCCCAGCCTGAACCATATTCTCCGAACCTTTCACTTTGATCTAATCTATCTCGATGAAGTCGGTCAGATTGATCATTGTTCATTAGAGGTGTTAATACACTTTCATCATTTAAGACTACGGAACCTAGAATCTCAGTCACTTTTGTATTCAACTTCACGGCATCGTAATAAACGGTACAGGTTTTCGTGCCTGATGTTCCCATGTATTCCTCGTGAAAATCGCCTTGAGTGCCTGTTACATATCCATTATCAAGAGAACTGGTTTTCACCATTGAAAAAGTTCCGCTGCTTGCAGTGATTGTAATATCACTATTGCCTGCGGAAGTTCCTAATCTTATGTATCTCCTGTAAGTATCAGCTCCACTCGTTGAACCTATTCCGTCTAAGGAGGTGATTTGGGTTACAAAATAACTAGTCCCAACAGCCAGTGAACTTGAATTAGCAGGAACCGCATCAACAAATGCCACTGTATCTCCTACCTTTAAAGTGCTTTGCCATGATTCGGGGTCATCTGTGTCATCTAAAAAGACTGTTTTGGATGTACCTGAATAGACAGCGACAGAAACTGAAGCAGCCTCAACATCGTATTTACAGGTGTTAATCCTCATCACCTCATCACTTCCATCTATTTCGATTGAGCAACCTTCGGGTAGGGGATCAATAACTTTATGTCCTGCAAAAGAGTCGGTTGCATTCATCGCTATTGGTGTGCCACCGCTTGTTAAACCTATTCTAAAGCTATTTGCATCTGGTACAGTCACAACATGATAAGTAACGCCAGCGCTAATTACGGGAGGAATGCCAAGTTCATTGAACCTAATTTTATCACCAACAGCAAGACCGTGGTTGCTGGATGACAAAGTAGAAGAGGTATTAGTAGAGCCAATACCAATGGAGTCAATTAACCTTAGCTTAGTGTAAGCCTTGGAGTCCTCTGTAACGTCAACGGTAGCGGTTATGGGCGTTCTTAATAAAGAAGATCGAGTCTGCTTAAAGAAGTCCCGTGGTGCGTAATGAGCTATTTCTTGAATAGCAGCATTACAGGATTCTAATATCGACCGTGCCTCTGCATTTATAATGGTATTTCCAGCGCCATCTTTGGCTGGCTCAGAACTGATAAAATCCCAAAGTCTTTGTACTACGTCGGCTCTTGTCATTCGATATTAAGGCTTGTTGATTTTAATTTCACCGCTCCTAGCTTTTCACGAGCTTCTTCTAACTGCTTTTCAGCTTCATCAACTTCCTTTTCAACCACCTCTCTAGCTTTTCTCATAGCCTCCTGCTTTTTCTCTTTGGCTATTTTAGCAGCTTCTCTATCTCTAAGAAGTTTTTCATGCTGTGCAACTGTTACAATTTGCACTTGGAAGACAGTTGCTCTTGCTGATCTTCCCATAACATTGTGGATAAGATCCTCTCTTACCTTTTCGTATTCTTCCACAGAATCGAATTCTATGATGTGCTTACCCATTACAGGGTCGTAAACGAAAGTGTAAGCGTTGTGTATGCCTTGCCAGTTAATTGGCTCTCTCTGGTAGCCGTCAATAGATACAATAATCTTAGCTACTTCTAAATTCTTGTCCCTTTGTAAACCAACAGAAACAACTTTTGTTTTCGTGGTTTTTTTCTTTGTGCTTTTTTTTGAAGTCATTCTCTAGTGCCTTTCTTTTTGTATCCCCGATAGTGCCGAGGCAGGAGCAGCCCGAAGACCACCCCCACCATTGGCACTAGGGAATTATTTAGGATTAGCTTCCTGTTATTGTTGGAAGACCTGATCCGATTGGGTTGTAAGCGTGTATGCCGAGGACATAGTTACGAACACGATCGTTACGATCAGTCCAAACATTGTCACCAAACATAGCCTGATAACCGATTCCTTTACGGAATCCGTAATCATCACTGTCAGTCTTAAGGCTCATCTCCTCACCGTATGCACGGATAAGAGCGTCAGCACCCATAAGGAGACTGTAAGCAATAGGTTGTCCATGCTTGTTCGCAGGGAAAGCTAATGCACCTGTCTCAATAGTGTCGCTAAGTTTTCCTGAGAAAACACCAGCGTTATTATCAACTGTTGTTCCACTTACAGGAGTGTTGTCACTTGGATCAGAACTCAACTTGATTGAGTTACCGTTGTTGTCACCGTCTCCATAACTGGCAAATGTGAAGGTTCCACTTGGGTTAACAATCAACACATAATAAGTGTTGTTATCATTACTTGCACTTTGCTCTTCAGTGTACTGGTAATCATAACCAGGAAAGTCAATGAAGTATTTAGGAAGACCAGCACCATCGGCACTAAATTGTCTACCTTTAAGATCAACATTATCCGCACCTGTTACTGCTGTATGGATTCTAGCTGCTGGAGCTAATGGAGAACCAATAGGACCATCAACGTCGCCATAAGAAGACCTCATGTTGAGAATCTTTGTTCCATCATAGTCTTTCATTTGACCATTATGGAGAACATTCTGCTGTCCGTTCGGTGTGTTTGACACCTGATTAAGATATGCAGAAGACCTGAATACAGGACGCAATAACTGTGAGTCAGCTAACAAGCAGTAATGGTGAGTGTCTTGGCTGGACTGATATCCGTTATTGGATATTCTTCCCGGTTCGACACCGTTCCAAGCTGCTGTTGTTACAATGTCAGTGATCCTGTCAGCACTAAGACTGTCAGTAGAAACAAGGTCATTGATAGTATTCTTGTCGTTACCGATAAGAGCCTGATCAATAGAGTCAGTAAGTTGCTTTGCTGTAGTTCCAGATCCACGAACACCGTCAATTAAACGACGAAGTGCGTCTCTCTGTTTCCACTGACCAAAGTGGTTACCAAGAACCTCTGCTGAGAGAGACTCCAGTGTATGACCACCAGCCATTTTCTTTTTCAAACTTTCAGTAAGAGCTGTTGCGTGACGCTTGAACTCAAGTGTGCAGGTAGTACCTGAAAACTTTAAGCTCTCCTCATTACCTTTAAGAATGCCTTCACCAAGCTGACCAAACTCTCCTAACTCAGAAGAGGCAGTAAACTCGATACGATCGCCCCTACGACCTTTGAGGTCGTTACGGACACTAATAGAAGCTCCCGATCCTTCTGGCCCTTCAAGGGGAGAAAGAACGTCAGCCGTACTGGCAAAACGCTTGAAAGTTTCCTTCCAAACTTTTGCTCTTGCGTTAGCTACATCAGCAAATGTGGATGTAGCAGTAGTTGGACTTATGTCAGCCATTGTCTTTTTATTTTATTTTGGGTTTATGTTGCAGCCCCTAGACAATGACTGAAGGTCAATGCTACAGGCTGTGATTATTCTTCATGCAAACCTCGACCGATCTTTTTAAGTAGATCCATGCCTTGGTCAGCAGTCATTTTGGAAAGGTCAACCGTCCCAGCAATATCCATTGGAGGTCCACCGCTTGCAGTTCGGCTTCCACTCGTAGGAGTAGCGTTCGTAGGACGACGACGATTACCGAACGGGCTTTCAGGTTGCTCTGCGGGCTGGGCTTTTGAACTGGCGATACCAAGTTCCGCTGCTGCCACCGCTGCTGCCTGAAACGGCCAATCGGCATTGTGTAGAGATGAGTCATTAGCGGCTTTAAGTGCGTCGTATTTACTTTGTACTAAGTTAAACAGGTCACTATTCTCGTCCTCTAAATCTGGGTAGAGGTCTAATGCCTTGTCAGCGGCATCGTCCCAACTTCTAGTAAACTGCTGCTGTTCTTCAGCCGAGGCAGTTTGTTGGGCTTCACGAATGTCCATTTGAGCGTTGATCTTTTGCTCTTGCAAATCAAAGCGCCTTTGCAGTAAGGCGTCGGCTTGCTCAAGCTCACCCTCAGCTCGCAATTCACCAATCTGTTTATCAAGATCAGTAATTTGCGTATTGATACCCGTAAGAGCTTCCTCTGCGTTGGAAGATGGAGCATCCTGAACTGGATCCGCCTGAACCTGCTGTTGATTGCCTCCAAGTTGCGACTGCGCTTCTGACAAAGTTATGTTATGCGCTGATGCGTAGGCGACTACCAATCTATCGGCTTCAGGTAGATTCTTGATCCGTGTTCTACCAGAATCTAGTATGCCTTGTGTACGGGCATCTAATTCACCATTCTCTTCAGGTTCTTCCAAATCTGGCGGAGTTTCCTCAGATGCTCCCGCATCATAAAGATCAACTGATCCATCTTCGTTAACCTGAATATCTAAATTGCTTCCGACTTCTGCTCCCGCAGAGTCACTGCTTGTTTCAGCTCCCGCTGATTCTTTACTTAACATAAGCTAAATTTAAGGTGGTGCAAACAATGATTCAACCTTTAATTATTGACTCATTATGGAAAAAACAGGCACTGAAGAACCTCCTAAGGTTATTACTGACGAAGGAAAGGCAAAATTTGAGCTATCTAGCATTGAAAGTGCATTTAGTGGTCTTGCTAGGATTATCGACAAACAAGGTCGGATCATTGGTCCTAACCCGACATATTTACAAAAAAAAATATTTGAGACGGTAGAACATTTTCTTAACACGAAGCAGGCTTTGAGGTTGCTGGTGTTAAAACCCCGTCAAGCAGGATCCTCAACAGCTTTGAACTGGATTGTTTATTGGTGGATGCGAACAAGATTAACAAGAGCGATCTGGGTGACTGACACAAATGCAACGAACGCTTATCACCGTAACATGATACAAACCTATGCAGAGTTTGATCCGTTTCCATGGGGGAATGAGTTTGCTTTATTTGATCGTAGAGCTGAAGCCAGTAACCGATCAGTAAGATATACCTCCTCAGCAGAATCCAAAGCCCCAGGGGTTGGAGGAACATGGACAATTGTTGGCAGTAGTGAGACGGCAAAATTTGGTAAACAGGGTGCAGCTAAAGATGCCAGCGTCATCATGCCACAGCTCAAGGCAGGGTTAGCTGATTCTCCAGAAACTTTTGGAGTTGATGAGTCAACGCCTGACGGTATCAATTATTTTTCTAAACTGATAACGGGTGATCCTGATGCTGCCAGTGATGGATCGAAAGAGGGAGCCGTGACGCTTGATGAATGGAAGGAAGGTAAAAGAGGTAATGGAATGGTAAAAATTGTTACTGGTTGGTACGACGTTCCTGAATATGAAATGAAAATTCATAGTCAAATGGAGTATGAGGATATTCTGTCAACACTAAGCATGGAAGAGAAGCGGGTCATGGCAGAACAAGGGGATAAGATTACTGCTGAAAGAATTAAATGGAGAAGAGTTACAATCGACAGCAAGCTGGGAGGTTCAGAGGAAATATTCCAACAGGAGTTTCTTGAAAGTGAAGAAAGGTGTTTCCTTGTTTCAGGTTCACCACGTTTCGATATGGAGGGACTCATTCATATTACCAACAATGTTAGAGTTGCTAGACCAAAAAGAAAGAGTGGCAAACTTGTTGAGAGTGATGGCAAAATTATTTTCGAGGAATGTGAGAAGGAGGACGCAGACTTTCAAACATGGGATGAACAACCAGAGTTTGGTAAGCATTATCTTATAACCGTAGACTCGATGATAGGAAAAGAGGTCAGCACTGGTAACAGTAAGCAGGACAGAAACTCTGTTCTTTTATGGAGATGTCCATACAAAGACAAGGAGGGGGTCATGCGTCCACTAAAACTGATTGCAAGAACTATGCCTGATAACCAAGACGATCCAACCGTTGGCTGTGGAAAGACAGGACTTTTAAGCAGGTGGGCAGGGGAATGTATTGTGGTTCTTGAAATAAATAACTCAGGGTTAGCTTGGGTAAGCCCATTGAAAGCTGCTGGTGTTAGACTATGGCGGAGGAGAATCTATGATTCAGTCTCTGGAAAAACTCTGAGAAAAATTGGATGGTCTACAGATCAGAGAAGCCGAGAGGTTATTATAAGCGCTTTAGCTGATGCCGTGAGGGATAAAGAAGAAGGGATTGATATACCGTGCGCTCAAGTTTCCTCACAATTACAGACCTTTGTAAGAAATAAAACAGGTAAACCTGAAGCCTCAGCAGGGAATCACGATGACGATGTTATTGCTACTGCTCTTGCCTGCGAATTGCAAAATGAAGGGGATTTGTATGAAGATAAGAAAAAAGCACTTATTGTTGAGTCTGACTATAATTGAGTCTATCTTAATACTTTGACACTAGGGATCTAATTTTATTAATGATATTATGAAAAAAGGTCTATATGCAAACATTCATGCCAAGCGTAGGCGAGGTGAACGCATGAGGAAAAAAGGTGAGAAGGGCGCTCCTTCTGATCAGGATTTTAAAGATGCAGCTAAGACTGCTAAGAAAAGACCACGCAGGCGCAGAGGAAATAAATTTAAAGCTACAATCAGACCCTAGTTATGGATACTAAGAAAAAGAAAAAGAAATTTAAGGACATGATGGGACCGCCCTATATCAAAGAACCGATGGGTCCACCCAAGTCACTTAAAAAGTACAGCTACGGGTACACTGATAATTTGCCAAGGTATGGATATTTAGGCAGAAATAATCCTAAAGGTTTAGAATCAAAAAGACCTGATCCGTACGAAGGCATGACAGAGGAGCCACCTCACCGTGGTGGTGGTGAATATGATTGGGCAAAAGAAGCGAGAGGAATCGATCTTTCTAAAGAGATGAAGGATTTTAAAAAGGAAAATAGAGCGATGAAAAAAGGTAAGAGCTTGACTGATGTGCTTCTAGAAAAAGATAAGAAAAAAAAGCGCAAGGCTAAAAGAGCCATGAAGCGTTCGCTTATACCTGCCGAGCCTCGCAACACTCCATATCGAGTTCCTCAAGGCTGATGAGTTACAAGTCTAAAATGCGACCTCCAAAGAGGAAAGGTGTATCCTTGCGTAAGGAACACAAGTCTGAGAAGGGTGGGCTTACTAAGAAGGGTCGTGATTATTATAATCGCAAGACGGGATCTAACTTGAAGGCTCCACAGCCACAAGGTGGTGCTAGGAAAAGAAGTTTCTGTGCAAGAATGTCTGGCGTGAAAGGTCCAATGAAAGATTCTAAAGGCAGACCTACTCGTAAGGCTAAAGCACTGAGGAGATGGAAATGTTAATACTTATCGGATCTATATTATATATTCTTTTTTGTATATTAGTTTGCAGATTCTTTGCCGTGTCGAATGGCATACAAAAACGCTCAAAAAACTAACAGAGTTAGAAAAGTTCAAAACAGCGTCAAATTTTTTTCTTACTTTTTTTTAAGACTGTTATAGCAGTTTCTATTTTTTTATTTCTCTCCAAATCGGGTGATTCCTAACAAACTCTAAAAATGAGTTTGGTATATTACCCTCATGAAGAACATAATCTATCTTAAAAATAATAAGACAGGATTGTTCTGGAAGGCACGACTAATCAAGCGTAGGAAGGCTTACAGAATAACCCACTACACACCAGCAGGCGAAGTGTCTGCTTCAACTAAACAACCATGGGCTTACATGTCTGAGGCAATGTTCACGGAAACTCTTAAAAGGAACCGTGTACTCAAGAACAAACCAACCAAGGCTCAGATTAATAAAGTCGGTTGGTACGGTAAGAATCCTCCATCATGGGTCAAACAAGCAGCATGAAAAACAAAGAATATATTTGGGATCATTTGTTTACTGGTAAAAAGAAAAAAACCAGAAAGCATAAAATCATAAAAGAGTTAGAGGACAAGGGCTATACAATTGAAAGACATTGTGACGGCTGGTGGGTAAAAGGTGAAGATCCTTTCGAGGATAGTGATTATGAAAGGCTCAAGGATATACCAATTCTCCCAACGCAAAACAATATTACTCATTAGTCATTACACATACAAAGAGTCTTTAATATAAACATTGACTCATGTTTTAACATGTGTCATAATCGTATTACTCAAACATGAATAAAGTTAATCCAAAGGATAGAAGAAAAATTAAAAGCTGGGTTCGTAAGTGCATGAACCTTTTAAAGAAAAAAGATTACCCTCTAAACATTACTCGCAGTGATGTTGATTATGCTGTTAAGGTAACAAGGGTTGTAAACAAAAACTTTGAGGGTGCTACTTATGGTGGGCTTTACCAAATCCAAATTAATCTAAATTATTGGCAGCACAGAAACGGAGCTGGCATTGAAGAGGAATATGCAGCCTTCGCAAATAATCCTGTTTACGGTGACAGGCAAGTAACAGACGTTGATGATCGTCTTTTAATAACAGTAGCCCATGAGGTCGCTCATCATGTCCAGTACCGTATCATGCAGGCTGATCACAGAATCAAAAGATCTGTATGGAAAAAACCTCACGGTGACGGCTTCCAAAGAATCTATCGGTGGCTCAGGCAGGACTTAGTTAATCCAATCATTGACGCTAAGATTGCTGAACAGGATAAGCTGAATCAGCTTAAGAAGATCACAAGGCGCAGGCAAATGGATCTGCCAATGCACGGTGAAGAATTCAAACTCGTAGCATAGAAAGGAGGTGACGATGTTAATTGATGAGGACAACCCTTATGATGATGAACCCATAGATATTTATGGCTCATGCGACGAAGATTAAACGTCAGTCACAAAGAGAGGTTAGCGCCTCTCTTTTTTTATGCCCCCCACATTGCTCTAATTCTGAATATCTCCGCCCGTGACCAATCCTTTACCAATCCATTATTATCACGGTAATCAAGACTGATTGAAATGTATTCATTAAAGCTGCTTTGAATTGGAACAATTGGTCTGTACCATAAAAACTCTGGATCAGGTATTCTATTTTCATCAACCTGTTTAACTTCGACAATGTACCAAATTGGCTTTTCAAAGGTTGAGTCTGATATCCAGCTTACTCTTACAATCCCACTGAAATGATCATGCTCCAAAGTAATAACTGGAGCAGGGGGGGTAGTCCCCCAATGATCATCAGCTTTTATTAACGTGGGAAGTAATAGCAGAAATATAAGACCCCGTAACATTACTGGTCAGGCTGCTTATAGAGTCGAAGGCAAGTCCAGAATCCAAAGATAATCATAAGTAACCCTGCGATTCCTATGAGAAGTGGATTGGTCATTGATTTACCTGTTAGCTCCTCACTCATTCCCAAGAACATTGGAAACATGATTAGAAGTGCGTTTGTTGTAGCTAGTGTTTTGTTGCTCATAATTATTCTTCATGTGGCGAACTGAATATCCATTCGCTTAAGGCTTTGTTTTCCAGCATTACAGCTCTCATTCCTGTAGAGAAACGACTGACAAAATCTTCCTCTGAACAGTCGTCTTTTAAATTCATTAAATAGAATAAGGCGTGACCTATCTCATGCAGAACAGTGTCCCTCATTGAACAGGCTCCTTGCCTTTCGTTTATCATCAGCTTCTGATGAGTTGTTTCGCATCTGCCTAATTCCTCGTCGCTTATATCTTGAGACAATTCTATTCGGTAGAGTTGTCCTAAGATAATAACGTGACGAATAGGTGGCAGTTTATCCTTCATTAATCCAGTAGATGTGTGTGTTTCTCCACTTTCTTCTTTCCATCTTTTCTGCTCGATAAAGCCGAAGCAGTTTTTCTCCTGCTGCGCTCATGGTAATCTTTTTTACCTCAGCATACTGGCGTGGTGTTATTGTTCCTTCAGGCTGCGGATCCTGCTCCTCTTGAAGAGCTGCGAGCAAATTGTCAGCCGTGTCTAATATGTCATCTATAGTTTTTTTGGATCTAGCCATGTGTTTGTTTCTTGGTCTTTTTGTATTCGATAAACCACCCAGTTACCGCTTTTATCATTGATCGCTCCTGCAAGGAATGAATGCTCGTGCTTCAATCTTCGGGCGTGAGTCCTGTTGTATTCCTGTGCGATCTGGCAACCACATCCTGATACATAACTTTCGTCACCTGCTAAATTATTCTGCCTCCAAAAATCAAAAGCATGCGTGTGACCTGACAGCGTTGATGCTCCTGCTGCTTGCGTCATGCTCTTGGCGGGGTACATGTTTGAAAAGTATCCGTGGCTAATAAGTTTGCGTCCTGTGTGTGTCCCTTTGGGAGCTATTTCTATCCAGCCTTTTCTAATGTCATACTCTACCCAGTCAGTTCCCATCGCCTCAAACTCGTTTTCAAATTGCTTGGCAAGCTGCCTAGCGTAATCAACGTCTAAACCTTCTCGTTCTGATCGAGCTAATAGCCATAGCCTGTGATCGTGATTACCTAAGGTGAGCTTGTGTGGTTTAAAAGCACGGAGGAATCCTATGGCGGCTTTGCAATCCTCTCTCATTGAGCTACTTCTATCCTCAGCATTAGCGCCCGCTCGAATCGCTTTAGCGTCTATAAAATCACCTAGCATAAATCTCCACTTAGGTTTGTGATCTTTAATCCACTGAAGGATATAGCTCTGATAACTGTTCTTCCCTTTGCGATCAATTAGATCACCGTGAGTATCTGCGGATGTGATGAACGTCTGCCAAGCCATCTCACTCCTCCTCCTTACATAAAATTTCTAGCTTTTTGCTATGATCTTGTAGGGTGTGAGCTTGATCCTTTTGAGTGTCTTTTAAATCTTCTATCTTTTCATCGATGCCCCGTTGTCTTTCTTTGATAGTGCCTACCATCTCATACAACCGTGGACTGCCATCAGGATTACCGTTAACGGCTCTATTTGCCTGTGAGGCTTCTTTGTTAGCCTTTGAGGCTTCACTCTTTGCCTTCCAAGATAAGTAAGCTCCTAGACCTGCTATCAAGCCCACAATCGCTTCAATCAGTGGAGGGTCATTTTCCATTAGACGACGTCTTGATTTTTTTTGTGGCGTCGAACCATTTGGTTAATGGTTAAACCATTCCTAAATTCAAAGTGTGGAGGATCTGGAAAGGACCTCCACTGACCTCCGTGAATAATCGGAAGGTTATATTCCTGAGCCTTCTTAAACATCTCTGCATAGATTTTGCTCGATAGAACCGAGTTGGTGGCATCGAGATATTTACCTTTGGAGAAGCAACCATAATCAGCAGCGATTCCAAAACAATGGCGACTCACTTTAACAGTCGTTACCTTTGGACCCTTGTCTCCAAACCTTCCTTTCTTATAAAGCTCAATTTGCTTTTCAAAACTCCTATAACCACAAATCATTTTGATGGTGATGCCATACTTGTCACCTATTTCCATGGCTATTTCTGTTAGCTCAGTAAAGACAGGAATAACTTTTGGATTAAGAGTGGCTAAATTCTTTTTCGTTCTCGCATCAAATACCCAACGACGACGAGGTGGTTCCTTCTTTTTTGAAGGTAATGGCTTGGCTTTACGACGCAATCGTCCAAGCAGCTTCTTTATGAACCTGAACACAAGGGATACGGGGTGAGCGTTTATTTATTTACCCAGACTCCTACGCCTGCTTTGTAGTCAAGTACGCCTACTTCAAGACCAACTACATTTCTGTCACCTGACATTAAACCTGCGGAATCCACAGGGACTTTGTTAAAAGTGCAAGATGACAATCCAATAACGGCTATTGCTAATAGTATGTATTTCATTTCTTTTTTTGTGCTGCTGCCACCTTTTCAGATGGCGTTGTATTATCCCTAGCCATGATTAGTCCTAATGCTGCGACAACAAGCTCCCAACGTCCTTGTAGACTTTCTACCTCCAAAGGTGTTGTTGTATCTAGTAAGGTACTTAGTAAGCCACCTGATGCTTCGAGTAACAAGGCAACGCCCACGAGACTAGTCTTCCATGACGCAATAAATTCTAAGAGCTTTGTTCTAGCCCAGTTGATCAACATATTCATAAACTTGTTTTTCAGGTTGGGGAAGATCTTGATTCTTCCCTTTTGTTTTTTGGGGAAACGTAATCCTTTTTTCACCTGTTATCAACCTTTCTAAATAGACTCACTTATCGAAGCGCTTGTCCCATTTTATGAGAATTTTGTCAGCATTTTCTACTATATCAGCAGGTATTCTGGCAACTTCCATAAGGGCGCTAAGTCTTGCTCTAGCAATTAAATTCTCTTTTTCATCTAGCGTTAAGGCTTCTACACGCTCCCTTTCACGCTCTATCATCGTGTTTAGGACATTGGTAACACACTCATATCCTTTGTTTTCAGCTAATCCCAGAACGTGCGCTCTCTGGTAATCAGCCCTTTCTGCATCCCCAGCGTCAGTTGCCATTAGATATTAACGTCAGTATCTGTTTCTTGTATAAGTTCCTCTGCCTCGTCAGAAGCCTCCTCAGCTTCGTTTACAGGTAATTCTGGTTGTGCTTGTTCAACCTCTTGCTCTGTGGGCTGTTCTTCTGGTGGAGCCATAGCCATAGCAACTTCTTGTGCATACGGTAATTTCTCCTCTGCATCTTCAATGCCTAGGATTCGTAATTGATCGACGAATAAAGGTCTGGCTCTTTCCATTGAGTAAACTGGCAAAGCTAAATACCTTTCAAGTGTCATCATTACTCTCATTAATCGACTTTCCTCTTCATCTTGATGAAACTTAGTAAGTGTGAGTCTTACATCCAGATCCAGTTGATTAAAGTCGTCCTTGTCTATTATGGCTTCAACCTCATTTTCACCTTCAAAAAATTTGATAGTCTCGATAGGGTCCATGGAATTGAGCATTAACTTGGTTAAGTTTTGAATGGCTTTTTCAACTCCTCTTTGAACCTCTCTTATGCTCATCTTGTTTAGGATAGATCCATGTCCTAAAACCTGTTTAACTCCTGTGGCTGTATTCATCTGAGGTAAAGCACCCATGTCTCCCTGCGCTGCTCCTGATACACCTGAATCCATAGTGATCATTTGAATCACTGTTTCCATCATGCTCTTTGTTTCATTCTCCATTTGAGGTAATGCCATGATTTGTACTGCCTCTGAGGCAACGGCATTTCCTTTTAATTCCTTATGAAGCCCTGGTCCCCACTCAAATGCCTTACCTGTTTCTCCGTCCTGAAATGCCTTTCTATCAATCACCACAATCGGGTTTGCAGCATAATCATTTCTTACCTTTATCTGATTAAAGCACTCGTCGATAAACTGTTGCTCTTGATCAAATCGTTGCAGGAATCCTGCGCCCGTCCAACTGTTGCGCCTCTTGTCACAGGTAACAATTGTGAACGGCAAGTCAGCTTGTGGAGTGACGTTACCAAGATAGTCAGCCCATATAATCTCCTGTGTATCTAGCGTAACTAATGCAAACATCTTAACGACGTTACCAACTTTTTCATTACCGTCTTCGTCCGTCTCACTTGGTCGCTCGTAGTTGAAATAACATTCCGCTACATTAAGAAAGTTGGCGTTTTCTCTTTTACCCCAAAGTTTACCGCTGTTGCCTGCCTGATTAAATGGATCGTCATCAGTAACGCTAGGAACTTTGTTCATGCCTGCGCTATCAATGATTTGCTCATAACGGTCTGGATCAATCATACCTAACCCAAACTCGTTTTTAAGTTCACCAACTGTCCATGCTTGGTGATGAGCTACAAAGTCGCAGTCTTCTAATTTGGCAGCATCAGGATCAGCTATAAAATCTTTATATGATACACAAGCAAGTTCAGGACCATTATACTTAACTGCGTAATCTGAATTTGTTGTTTCTGAAAAGTTAGGATTTTTAATAGGTCTTTGTTCTGGATCGTCTTCAAAAATGTAACCTTTGTTTTTATCATCCCAGAAGTTTTCTGAATTTGTTGTGATTGGCCTGCCAGACTTTCCTATAATTGGATTGTTTTTATCATCCAACAACACATCAATAACTGTATCGAACTCCTCAATTTGTCTAATGTATGATGTTTTTAATACACCGTAGCCCATACCCCAAGCGCTAAGGCAAGCATCTTTAATGGCAGGTTCAACATTAGCTTTAGTGTGATTAAATTTATGCTCACAAAACTTTTGTAAATCCCGTGACTTTTCCATGTCACCTAACCCGACAGCCTTAACAGCCAACCATGGACGGCTGCCAAACATTTCATCAAAGGTTTTACTTACAATATAACGAACCTGACCACGGGTGACTGATAGACTGAAGTTACTGCGATCAAATACCTGCTCATTAATGGCTCCTCGAATATCTATATCGGTAGCTTTACCTGTAACCCGATGCCTAAAATCTCCATCTAGCTCAGATGAATATTTATCCATCCTTTCGATAGTGGGTTTTAATTTACCTTTTAAGCTATTAAATTGAGAAACACAATGCTCTGCCATCTTCTTTAGGTAGAGCGCCTTTTGTTGATCATTAGAAAATGCTAACGCAGATGCTTTCATGCGTTAAATGTCGCTTATATTTAAGATGACTCAAATACTCTTTTTTTATGACTCAACCCTAAATTTTCTATTCAATATTCAAAATCAATGACCTCATCATTATTATCGATGTTTATAAAATAACCTATTTAAAAGGGCAAAAATAGTTATTTCAAATATGAAATGATATTTTATCTTGTCTAACACATTCAAATTGCAATAGCCTAACATTATGTCTTTGTTGAACCGTACTGAAATAGTGCAGCTAGATGACGGCCGACTTCTTACTTTTGACGAGGATGAGTTGCAGTTTTATCTCGCTGATATTCAGATAACTATAGAAACAGCCCTGAGATATTGGGTTGATCAAGGGATAGCAGAACCCTTTAGAAAACTGCTCGAAGGTAAAATTGATTGCCTTGTTCACCTTGTAGACTCAAAAATGGTGGCTTAATGTTAGCACCATGAGTGAAACTGAAAAAAATAACACAGAAATTACATTACCAGATATCCCAATCACGGATGCTCGCTTGGACATGTTAGGGTCTAAGATAGCGCCCTCACTCCGTGATGAGATATATGATTCAGTAGGTAAGACGCCATTACTCAAGATGGGTAAGGAAATGAGGGAATGTGCAATTATTGCAGCAATGATAGGGGTTGGCTTTAAATTATGCGTGAGAGCAATAGATTTAGGTGCAACCTGTGAAATATCAAGAGTGCTGGGTGATGATAATTGGCTTCTTTATGGTACTCAGGGAGGTGAACCGCTGGAGGATTTTAATGAGTGAAGCTAAGAAAAAACCAAGAGGACAGGCAAAGAAAAGAGCTAAGGGTAAACAAATTATTACCAAAGGCACTCAATTAGGGTCTGCCTGCAAAACTCTGAGCTATTATCAAAAGATAAAAAAGGCTGCTGAGTTGAGCAACGAAGGCAAAAGCGGGAAGGAGATAGCTGAATTAATGAATTGTCATCCTTCATCGGTGACGAGGTATTTACAACATGCAACCAAGCTGGCTGCTCAAGAAATATCAGATCTGATGGATTATGAAGTAGCCTTTCAGATAAACACGACAGGCGACCTCATAAATACCCTTAGAAAGCATTTGGTTTATAAAGACAACCTTGGCAACGTCCGAGTTGATGCAGGGGCTGCTGGGCAGCTTTTAAGCGCTTTAAACCGTAGAGCTAAGATATTTGGGTTAGATAAACAGGCTGAGGAGCAGACTTCACGGAATGGTGACGGAGATACTTATAATATTGTTATGGCAAGATTTGAAGAGGCTGTTGAGAGGGGAGCAATGAAGAGGGAAGATATACCTGTTTTGAACATGTAATATTTTTTTGTTGCATAATGAGTCATACTTATTAGAATAGACTCACATAATTAAATATTAACTCAAAAGTATAAAACAGACGTATGAACGAAAAAGCACTAGAGCATGTGGAGCTTTTCCACAAATTAGCAGCACCTCTTCCTAAGACTGCGTATAAAGACCTCAAACTTGGAGGCAGAACGATGACCGTCATTGACGCTTATCATATTGTATCACGACTTACTCAAGTCTTTGGACTCGCTGGCTTTGGCTGGGGTGTAGAGGTTGAGGAGTTTAGACAGGAGGACGGCAATATCGCAGCCGTAGGTCACCTTTGGTACATCATTGAAGGTAAAAAGTACACAGTATCTGCCATTGGTGATGCTCGTATTTTTAAGGGCAATGTAGCTGAGGGCATGAAAAAAGCTCAGACTAATCTTATTTCTAAAGCCTCTAGTCTTATTGGCATTGGACTTTCAGTTTATCAGGGCAAGGGCATTGATGACCCTTATCTGGATCAGGAGTATGCCAAAGAAGATCGTGAGCCACCAAAGCTTGATGCTGGTGATTGGAAGAAGGCAGCGACCTTAAAAGGTAAGGCGTTGAATGAACTAGGTGTTTGTGAGCGTGAGAAGCTCATCGAATGGCGCAATAGGGTCATGAGTCAATCTTTAAGTGATGAAGCATTTAGGCTTTGGCACTTGGTTGGGCAAATGGCAAAAGAAATTTCTAAAGCTGAAGTTAAGGCAGCTTGATGAAAAAGGGGGTAGAGGCAGTCAGATTTGATTGGTAGGTCTGGCTGTCTCTTTTTTTTTAACAAAGTAATAAACATGGCAGATAAAATAAAAGTAAAAATAGACGTAACGAAACTCGATAAGGACAGGTTCTTTAAAGGCAAAAAGGGAACTTACTGTGATCTTGTTTTAATACCGACTCCTAAATCCCAGTTCGGTACTTGGGGTGTTGTTCAGGAGTTGAAAAAGGAACAAAGAGACGCAGGTGAAAAATCTGAGTTTGTTGGTAATGCCGATTATGCGATGACTAGAGAGAACTTTGATGATGCGCCAGCGCAGAACTTCAGTGGCTCTCAGGCTTCACAGCGTCCTATGACACAAACCATAACCGCTACACCGTCTGACTTGGAAGGGGATGACATTCCCTTTTAGGGACTAAGGAAACTAGTCAATGAAGAATAAGAGTCGGAGGAGAACTCCGAACTAGGTCATGTTAGGCATTCGCACGTATAACCTGAGTTGAACACTTCATTGACTACTTAGTTATGGATAATCAATTACAACAAATAGCCGAAGATATAGTTCGTTTTGATCCTGACTTATTTGGGACATTAACGGAAATATCCTTCGGTAGTGATAACAATTTTAAGCTAAAGCGTATTTTAGATTGGGGTAACAAATGGCAAACTTCGAGCCAAGAACAAGTGACGGAAAGGTTCCCGCAAGAGCCTTCATAAGTAATAACAAAATTCACACCTATCAGGAAGAAGGGGAGTGGGTAGCATGGTATGGGTCAAGAGACATAGCCAAGTTTATGGCGAAGCATGAAATAGATCCTTGTGGGTACGGAGAAACAAGAAAAGCTGCCATTATGGATCTTTGTGAAATACACGACATAAAAGGATGGACGAATATCAAATGGTAGAAGGGGAGCCTCTTAAGGCTTGTGATTTATATTGTACGGTTGATGGGATCAATCGACGTAAAGACTTTACGGCAACAATCAGGCTGGCAACAGAGCGTGAATGTGGCAGGGAATTGTATCATGATCTGGTTGATCTACAGGGAGCCACAGCACGGGTTATAATTGCCCCAGATAATGTGGATCCAGAAGCACCCATGGTAAGTGATGAAGGCGCAAATAAGCACCCTAGTGGCTCTCTATCAAAGCGACTGCGTAGCGTCCTTTACAGGCGTTGGGAAAACTCAGAGCATTCCAAACACTTTTCTTTCGACAAGTATTATAAGATGCAGATGGAAAGCATCATCGAGAGTCAGAAAGAACTTATTTAGCCAGCACCTCTTCCACATCTTCAGGAACTTCAAATCCCTCAGAAGTATAAGGACGCATTCTTTTGTAGGCTGTTGATTCTTTTTTATTAATCAGCATGTAATTCATTGGGTTATCGCCTGCATCATCAATTAGTGGAGCGACTTCCCATGTCTTAGAAAGCTCAAGCGAGATAGGTCGATTATCAGCCATGTTAACAAGATTGCCGTACTGGTCACGGCTCATATTTTCGACAACTTTCCTCAAGAAGTCAGGCTTTGAGTCTTTAGGAATGCCGTCAATTTTGTTATCCTTTTGTAATCGGTCTGCCACTTTCCCCTCAGCTTTAATCATGCTTCTAATGGAATCATGGTAGGCAGGGCTTTGGGTGTAGATACTCCATTCATTAATGGCTTTGGCTTCCTTCTTATCAAGAGTGAGCGGATTTTCGACAGCCTTGTTTATCAGTCTATCCATATCCTTAAAGCTCTCCATACCCGTTTGTGCTAAGGCTCTCTCTATAGTTGGCATCACCTCAATTCTGAGAGTCATATCTAGAAGTCTTTGAGCGGGCTTCACAATTCTTAAGGTCGCTGGATCAGGATATTTAATAACAATAGTCCCATCCTTATCATCATCCACAAGAGTTGACCCACTCAAGTCTATGCCCATAGATTGGAGCTGCATAAGATCGCTTCTGACGTCTGCACGCTGGAGCATTGCATGATCAAAAGAAGTTGTTTTAACAAACTCGCCTTTGCTTACTTCAGTTGTGTCATCAAGGTCCAGTGTTTTTAGGCTTCCAGCAGGCATCACAGTTTTTGAAAGGAGAGGGATGTTTCTCTTCCAAGCATTCAAGAACTGGTCTGTTGAGGTCATATTAAAATCAAAAGGCTCACTTGGGTATCTGCGTCTCTGTATAGGATCAGTGACTCTTTGTAAGAATCTCCAGTATGGGGCAGGGATTAGTGTTCTGGAGGAAATGATGTCAAAAGTGAAGTCGGCATACTCTTCAGGCTGAGTTTTGTTTTCATCATACTTGTTCTCTGTGAAGAGTGCCATTACTGGACCACGAGGAATAAACTCCATCGCCATGTCCATTGTCTCACCTAAAGTGTCTCTAATATTCAACTGCTCATCTTCATCTCTTTCCTTAGAGATAGCGTCAATCCACAAGTCTTGTGTTGCTAATATGTTTAAGTATGGCAAGGCTCTACCTCTAAGCCATAATTCCTGACCTGCTGCCTCCTCTGCTCCATAGGCTTCAAGATATCCTCTTACAGCATTAGTGATCTTGTCTCCAAATATGCTTGGCATTTCATCAAGGTTGAGTTTACCGCCTGACATTAACCAGAACCTCTTAATGTATTCATCGTTAATATCCATGTTGGTTCCAACCTTGCCTGCTTCGAGTTTTGATTTTTCATCATCCTCTTCACCTAAGAGTCTCCATAGAAGAGTTCCCATTGCATAAAGGCTAAATCCAGAAGCTGCATTACGCCATTCGGCTCCACCCATTTTATCTTTCTTGCCCTTGCTGGTTAATAGCTCAGGAACTAACCCCACTGGAGTGGTCTTTGTTAACAGCTTCCCGTAGTTGTAAATGAAATTACTAAATGGAATCAGTGCTGGTTTTGCTGCCTGCATGAGAGGGTGTTTGCTATCCAGCCACATAGGAATATTGCTGTAGTCAAAAGCAAATAGCATTGCTGTACCGTAGGCTTCGTCGTGGATAGCGTCTGTATCCTTTACGCCCTTCATCCAGTCTCTTATCCATTTCTTTTTAGGAACATCAATTTTGCGACCTTCTGCCTTAGCTTTTCTAACCGCATCATTGTATGCCATTTGAGCGTGTGCTTTGTAGGAGGCATACATAAGGTTCTGCTTAACGGTAGGATCCATCTCGTGGAACTGAGCAATCTTGAGAACAGCAGAGCCTCCTTTAAGGTTCAGTAAATCTTTAACTAATGAATCTTTTGGCTCCTTGCGCTCTATGCCTGAAACTAAAGTGTTATTATCAAATTTCTCACGAGGTATAATTTCGTTATATTTAGTTCTGCGATCTGTTGCAGCTTTAATGGCTTTGCCTATTTGTCCTTCTGCGAGCAATTTTAAAGCGCCTTTATCATAATCCTCATCGGTCAGCTTGCCTCTGATGTAATCATCACCTGTTAGGAATGTATCTATTCCACTGTAATTACTTAGCCTTCTTGTAGCCAAACCTTTGAGAGTTTGCAGACCTGCTCTCAATTCATATTCTGCTCGTCTCCTGTCCTGTGGATTAGCTGCTCCTGTAGCCAAATAGATAGCAGCTTTATTAATACGATACATTCCTGCAAGACCAGCCTGCATATTAGGTGCTAACCAGTTGAATAATATAGTTGCTGGTGCTGTTAGGAATCCAGAAATGACCTGTCCTAATAACCCTTGAATGACTCTGCCAAACTGATCAGCTTTACTGTGCCTTGCTGAAAGGTTATCAATGAGCGCTTCATACGTGGGTCTATCCATCATACGGTCCTGACCAATAAAGCGACTGGCTTTCTTATCTCCAAATAGAAACTCTAATATCTTTTGCTCCCTCTCATCATAGTTAGATTCATTTTCATTGAATAAAACTTTTTCCTGATAAGTGCTAAGTTCTGGATTTTGTACTGCCTCTTGCCAAAATTTATTGAGTGATGTTCCTCTAGCAGACTTGTCACTCATGACTAAAAGCATTCCCTTTAAAATATCATTGATTGTCTTTTTGCTTAATTCAACATGACCTTCTGGTAGGCTGCCATCTTTAGGTATCGGCTTCGTTGCTGCCTCGATAAGTTTAAAAGCATTGTTCCTGCTTGTTCTCTCAAGGTGTGACTCCAAGGCTCTTATATCAAAGCCTTCAAATATGTTTAAAGTTTGTCCCTTCTCTCTAGCTGCTCCTGTTTTAACTCTTCTTGCTCCGCTGGTATTTAAAGTGAAAGCGCCAAGTCTTTTCTTAAACTGATCTTTTTCTAGCGCCTCTCTTGCTTTTACAGCAGCACCGCCAAGGATGGTAGCGATAGCCACATCAGGGGTATAACCCTCGACAAAACCAGGGTCGCCAAGCTCTGTGTCTCCGAAGGCTTGCTTAAGAGACTCACGGTTGAAGATCGGTGTTTTAATTCCACTCGATGATGTGTATGTCGCATTGCCGAAAAGTGGGTTAATAAATCTAACAAGAAAGATTCCAAGATCAGGATATTTAGCAATGAAGTCATTGAATAATCGCTGTTGGTCCTCTGCTGTAAAATGCTGCACAAGTAAGTAACCGTCCATCTCAGGTATGTAATCGCCCAGCTTCAAGGTGTGTGTATTGCCTTCACTCTCCTCAGTCATATAACTGCCCTTAGACAAGTTCATAGCGTCAGCCTCATACTTAGGAATGAATCCCATGCGGGCATCAAATCCTCTAAAGGTGAATTGATTTTCAGTTATGTCTGCGTCTGGATTAACAGATTCAACATTGAGCCTTGCAGCCGTTGTATGTAACTCAGCAGAAAACTCTTTAAGCCTCTTTGCCTTTTTAAGTATTCTCCAGAATGGAACCCCAACACGTTTCTTTAGTTCTCTTGAAAGACGTTCGCTGTACTCATTCACAGCAGCTTTAACTTTAGCCACGTTGTATTCAGCATCCCTAAGCGTTGATCCTGCTGTTCCTGAACCGCCATATAGTCCAGACATAAAATCCAAGAAGTCATATTTGCCTTGGAAGAAACGTCTTCTCCATCGTGACATTTCAGTTAAATTGTCTTTTCTTTTCTTAGCTCGTTCTTCTTTCTTAGCTTCTTTAACTTTTTGAGCTGTCTTAAGAAGCTCTGCTGTGGCTTTGTCTTGTTGAGCTTTCTTAGCCTTGTAGTCCTGTTCAAGATTGTCAGGATCCAAAGCATACCTTGTGTCTCCAGCAGCAGGCATTACACCTTCTGCAATGGTTTTCCAGTTCTTGCCAAAATCTTTTTCTAGCGCTTTAGAAGCTGCTTTGAAGTAAGAGGATTTAGGATTGCCTTTATGTCTGTTGTAAAGGTTTATGAAATTTTGTTGCCTCTTGGTTTTTTCGACAGCCTTTGGACGACGCATGACCGCCTCCGCATATTCTCTATCCTCAACCATAGCGAGTAGATCAGGATGTCCTTTATAATTTTCAAGACGACGCCTTTCATTAATTAGATCTTCTACAATCTGCTTGGGCTGTCCGTCTTTTATAAGGGTACTAACCTGTTCAGCCAACTTAGTTTTAAAGTCACTGGTGATCGGATTATCGTCATTAACAGGCTGTAAAGTTTCTTCAACCTTATCAGCCAAGGCGTAGAGCCTATCTTTATTCTCATCAGTTGCAGGAATATGGTCATAAGCGCTCAGGATTGCCTCAGATGGCGCTCTATCCAGTGCCTTGGTAAATTCACCCTTGCCTTTAACAGCAGCAAGTTTCTTGCCTTCTACGGGATCCAAAGCGAAGAGGGGAGGGACATACGGAAGTTGACCCTTCATCTCAGGGGTGAACTTGATAGCATGTGTTGGATCAAATCCCTCTGCATACTTCAATTCAGTATTATCTAAAGTTTGTAAGAATTGGTTTATTTGATCAAAGTAAGTTGATAGTTTTTGATACGGTACGGCATAATCAAATGAACCTCCTGTTTCAAACATTAAGTCCAACTGTTCAACAAACTTTAATAAACTTTTTGGGTTGTTCTCAATTGCAGCACTAACAAATCCACCTAACGCTTGTTCGCTTTTATTGGCTTTTTCCATTCCTCTGTAAGGCAAACGAGCGCTCACTAGACCTGAAAATTTCTTACCCATCATCTCGGAAAAATTCTCTTTATAGAAAATAGGGGCGTATTTCCTCTCTCCAAGTCCTGTGTCCTCATAAGGCACTCTAATACCGTATGTTGGATTTTCGTTAGCTTCACTTATGAGTTTATCAAATTCTTCTTGATACCCTTTTCTATCATCAAATGGTATATAGGAATAAAGAATAGACACTAAATTTTGCTTATCTTTAATCTTTTCATCAAAATCAAAATCTGTTGCAGTCTCTGCCAGAGAAAAAGGCTGGCTTCCCATTCTGTATTCTACAAATGAAGGAATGTTTGAAACGTGGTCATAAAGATCTAAGTCGTCTGCGAGGATTTTAAATTTCCTGTGCAGTGGGGAAAAGTTTTGAGCGTCCTGACTGCTACTATCTTCAGTAATTCTAAAACGGCTCCAAACTGTTTTCCAGTAATCTGCAATCTCTTGAGTGAGTTCAGAAATATCATCAAAATTTATTCTGGAAACACCTCCAAAGGGGTTGATCATAGAGTATAAATCCGTCTTGTAATCCAATAACTTCATTCTAAGACGATTGTATTCTTTATGCTCGTCAAATTCGCCATCTCTCATGGCTAAGGCTGAAGCCTTAACTCTACCCGTAGCTGTTTCATTATAGAGTCTTTTAACTTCAGGGGCTGGAATTTGATAAGCTGTGTCAAAAAGCAGTGGCTTACTTTCAAGTTTGGCGTTGAATTTTTTGAGGTAACCTTTCTTGCCAGTCAAGAAAGATGGAGCTGCAACATCGTAAAGCATACGGTGTAACTGCCCTCCAATACTTAGATCATCACCACTATATGTGCCTTCGTCTTCTTTAGAAGAGCGTATAGAGTCAGCTACTTTTTTGCCTACAATATTTTCTAATGACTTATTGTGTAATCGGCTATCTGGGTCAGATAGTTTACCCGTTAAAGGAACGCTTCCCACATCCAAGGGGTCGCCTTCTACAGAAACAGCTTTTAAATATACCTTCCCATCTTCTTGTTTTGTGTACTTTATAGCTTTGACGTTTTGCCTTAATCTGTCTTTATACAGTTTAACCTGCATATTTCCTGTAGCCCACGCCAGTCCATCAAAATCATTTTTAACGGCTAACCTAATAGCGTGTTTCAAAGCAGCTTCATACCATGTATTAAGAATCGGAAGGTAAGGTATATTGGTGGCAGTAAAGCCACCCGTTGCTATATCCTCCATGCCCTCTGCCTTTTGGTAGATTGCGCCTATTTGTCGATCAAAGGCATCTATTGCACCCCCAGTTAACGAAGCTAAACCTCCTGAAAAGTCAGGAAAAAGCTGTAAGGATGTTAAAAATTCCTCATAACTAGGAATAATCTTAGGGTCTATTGTTTGGTAAATCTCTTCAAGTGTTGGTGGAGCAATTCCGCCCATCTCTTTATCCTGAGACGCATTAAATTCTAAGGAACTTTCAAGACGACTATACAGTTTTTTTGTACTAAGCAGTGTTCTTATTACCGAAGTTACTGTCTGCGGGCGACTCAATCCAGTGACTTGTACATTGCTAGTTCTTGTCCTTAACATATTGACATAGTCATTGTCGCTGTTAATGACTTCGATGAACCTTTCAGCAGTAGGAATTAATTTAAGTTTTTCAATCTCTTCGGGCGATAAAGATTGAAGGGCTTCAACGTGATTTTTCTCAGATTCTAATCCTGCCCTTAACCATCTTACTGCGTCGTAGGTGCTGGAATCCCTATCACCCCTGCTCTCCACTCGACCCCGTTGTTCTCTTTCAGACATTTCATCTGCTCTTGCTTCTCTAATGCCTGAAGTTTTATCCCATTCACCTAACACATCTATCAAGGCTTTTACGGCTACTTCATGTCTCTTGAAATGTTCCCTGTATGCCTTTTTACCCATTGACCTAATACCCTCTTTTCCAACAGCGTCAGCAGTACGAATGAGGTTATCTATTTCAATACCAAAATCTTTTATCTGTTGTCTAAAGCCTGCATCTTGTCGGTAATCAGTCGCATAATCACTTTGAATTTCTTCTATGAATAAATATTTATCACCGTTCTCAGCGATTCTGTCGCTGGTTCTCATGTGGAAAAGAATATTTTTCTTTATGCCTCCGAAATGTTGAGGTGTATATATAACCTCTTGGTCAGCTTCATCACTGGCGGGATCATATAAATAAAAAACAAATTCCTTATAATTTTCTCCACCCTTTTGTCTCCAGTCACTATACATGACGGAGTTTTCGTTTAACTCCGCAACCCCAATTCTCATTTGGTTTAACGATGCAAAGTCATACAGGTCTGCTTTTTTTATTGTCCCTTTTTGATATTGGTTGTTGTGATCTAATATCCACTGCTCTAAGCCCATCCAATCAACCTCAGCTTTTTTAACTCCCGCTGTTTTGCCAGGCTTGAAGAACGCTAATGCTTGATCGATAGATGCTTTCTCTGGAAATTTATTTTTAATTGCGCTAACAACTCCTGAATAAAAAGGTTCAGTGTCAGGATCTAAAGCAAATCTTATATCCTCTCTCTCTGGATCAAATCGTTCAGACAATGGAATGACGTTACCTTCATTGTCATAGGTAACTGGATCTGCTTTTTTAATCTGCTCAGACTCAAATACAGAATAAGTTGTTGTTGGCTTGTCCCCTCTAACCACACCTGTCTGATAGTTATCTCTGACGTTTTCTATGATGACGCCATCCTTGCCTTCTTTGAGGGCTTTCTCAATGACGTTTCTTGTTCTGCCTGCCCCTTGAGCGCTACGCCATTTCGCTCCTTTCCCGTCAACCATATAAGGGTCATCAATCTTAATATAATAGTAATCAGTTCTTGGTTCTGCGTTCTGAAAGTCAAATGCTCTAGTATCATCAGCGTAAGTGGTTGCTGTATTGTAATCCTTAGCAAACCAATGGACTGCTGTGTCTGCCCACTCTTTGGGTCTAAATACAGGATCGCTATCTAAAAATCTTCCATCAGGAGTACCATGCCATCCCTTGTATTTATAACCTGCATTCTCCGCAGCTCTATCAAGGAGTTTAGTTAGGTTCCAATAGTTATTATCAGGATCCTCAGCTAACCTCAAATACTCAGCGTCAGTTTCAGGATCAATGGCAAAGCGTTTAGTTGGAGACTTCTTAATTGCATCTTCTATTTCTTTAGGACCATAGGTTCTTGCGGGTTCCTGCGTGATTAGTTCCTCGCTTATCAAGCCTACATCCTCTGCTTTTTTGAGGGCTTCAGCATCAGCGCTAATGTGCATCTTGATGCTTCGTAGTCCTAAGTCTCTTAATACAGCGTATCGGTGTCTGCCGTTTATAAATTGAACTGAAAGTTCTCCTTTGGAGTTGGATTTAATTCGTGCTTCACTGGCTCCAATCGGCAAGTCAGTTTCAAGATATTCTTTAAAGGCTTCATACCTATTTGCAGGGAAAGCAAATCCACGTTTTTTGGTTTTTCTTTCAACGCTTTTTTCTGGAAAAGCTACGCCTCCTTCTCCACCTTTACCTATATACAATCCTGTATTCTTTTTAAATAACTTATCAAAATCTTTAACATTAACTTCAACAAATTGACTGTCTTCAGATGGAGTTCCCCTTGGCGATATTCTGTTAATAATCCCTCTCTTAGTTTCAGGATCTAAGGCAAAGAGTTTAGTTCCTCTATCAGTTTTCCGATACGTCATTTGCGAAAAGAGATAATCAAAATGTGGGGTGAAAATTTCTTTCTGTTCTTGTTGAGTTGGATAAGCTCCTCCAGTGGGATCAATATTAGCGAGGAAGTCGTTTGAAATTCCAGTTCCTGCCAACTTATTAACCACGTAACCCTCGAAGGCTCTCGCTGCTAACTCGATATTGGTGGAGTAATAGTCTTCTGTTCTTGCTTCATCAAATTTCTCTGCTCTTTTCTTAAAGTCGCTTGACCTAATTTTTCTCATCAGATCAACAAAAGCATCTATAACGTCATCACTGACATATTGAGCAATAGGTTTAGAGTGGCTTGTGATATACTCTGTGATATAACCACTAGCGCCTACGTCTGTTTTGTCTTTCTCATTTAGTTTTGAATAATAGTTATCCAATCCATGGAACCACTCGTGGGCTAGGGAACCTGCTCCTCTTTTTTTCGTAAGATTGATAGCAATCTTGATAGGCTCATAGTGTGCAGCAGCAGCTCTCTTACCACCACTGCCTCTAGCTCCAAAAGCTAAGGCTAAGGTTCCATCTAATGAAAGAGCTTCGGTCGGTATATTAAGGACTGAAGCTAAATCATTAAGAGCATCATAAGTTTCATTAAGGTTCTGTTGGCGACGTTTATTCTCAACGTAGTTTCCAAACTCAACGCCTCTGAATCCAAACCGTGACATGAATTGATCAGGGTCAATGTTTTCATTGGGTCTTCTTAACCTTTCACCTTCTCTTGGTCTGTTTTCCTCACGCCTGAGCTTTACATTTTTCTTTTCGTTAAAGAGTTGTTCTATTTCATCAAAGTTATCTCTTAGGTAAGCGTGTGCATCAGAGACTGTTTCAAACCCATCCTTAAGTCTTATGATTCGTCTGCTAACCTTTCTAGCAATGTAAATACTTTTATCCAGTCGGCTTTGATAGACTCCGTATGGCTTACGTCTCCTGTCCTCTTTGTCAGGATCAGGCTCTGTCTTCATCACCCTTTTAATCTGATCAGCTATTTCCATGATAGCTTCTTGAGGATCAGTCTTGAAGGATTTAGGGGCTGTTATTTTTGCTCTTTTGTTGTACTTGGCAACGTAAGCGTTAGTGGGCTTGTCTAGTGGCTCGCCCTGTTTGTCATAATTAACATTTCTGAAGTAGCCGATGCTCCACTTTTTAGCCTTAGTAAAATCAGGTAGTCCTAATGCTCGATACAGCATTGTTTTGCTCGCTATCTTTCCTAGCTGAGTGTTGACCCCATTAGCAGGAGCTATACCCACCTTTTTTCTTAAATCATAGTCTTCTTGTGTGGGCGTACGTCTTACAAAGGAATAAGATTTGATGTCCTTTAAAATTCCTGCCTCGTGAGAAAGTAATTCTTTCCACGCATTTGCAACTTCTGAATCAGGCTCTGTAAGTAGCTGGGTGGCTATCTCTCGCAAGGTTCTAAAAGTTTCAGCCCAGTTTCTGAGTTTAAATTTACCTTTTGGTTTAGCAGGAATTGAATCTCTTATAGCAGCTATGGAAGCAAGCGTTTCAATACTCACACCTTCCTTAGCGAGTTGCTTGTAGTTTGGCATCGGGAAGTCCTTTGCCATCGTTATGTTGGCATCATCACCAACAAAACTTTCCATCTTCTCTAAATAGTCAGCATAAATATCTTTCTTAGCTCCACCTATCTTTTGACCAAAGTCCTCAATCTTTTCTTTAGTTTTTGGCAGTTGTGGCTCTCCAACTGGTAATGTTGGTGACTCTTTTTTCTTAGACTGAAAATTGAAAAACTGTTGCTGTACTCTTTTAATGCCTCTTCGAGCAGGAGCATTACTGAAGTTAAAAGTTCCCTGATCAGGATCTAAGGCATAAACTTTTAAATCGCCAAGGACTGGAAATGTTTTACCAGAACCGACAGTCCTATCATAGTTTTGTGACTGAGTGATGGCATCGGCAAGAACTGACCTGACTTCATCTAATCCTGAAATAGCATCTACAGCCTCCCATTTTCTTCCCTTGCGTGGGGTTCTTCTAAATTTGTTTCTTAGTCCATCTATAAAGTCTACAAAAGATCTAACAGCTCGCTCACTTAACTTCGGTTCTTTAGGTAGGAATTTATCCCAGAACCTTTTATCCATGAACATATCGCCAGCAATGTTAGCTAAAGCCTCTTCTTCTATAACGCTAAAGTCGCCATCGTAAACGCCATGGTATTGACCAACGACAGTGCTTACTAACTCAGGGTAGAACCTTGCGTTCTTCTTTACGGCTGCTTTGTATTTGGCATAGAGGTCAGGATTAGTTTTCCTAAGTGTGTGCATAAACTCATGACCGAGTGTGGCAACAGGATCCCTGTATCCATCCAAGTTAATAAAGATAGTCCCTTCACTTACAAGTCCTGACATGCGCTGACCTTGATCAGCTTTGTCTGCTGGCTCCATGAGGATAATGCGTCTGCCTGTCCTTTGCTCAAGGGCGAAAACAAGAGGTAAATTAATTCTGCCATCTACATCAGTTACATCTACAGGAACAAATTGCTGGGCTTCTGGCTGGCTTTTGTTTAAGCGATCAACCAGTTGTATTTGTTTCTTAGGGGATGTTTTAAGTTTTGTGGGAAGGCTGGCTAATCTCTCTTCTTTAGAACCCTCTTCCTCTAGCGTCTTTTGACCTGCTGCCGTGTTTTTGGCAGAGTTCATAGCCCGTTCAATCGCATCATACATTTTGCTCACAGAGTCGTATTCTCCGAAGAGTCCTTGACCTACAAGCGCCCTCATCATTTGATCAGGGTACATGCCAGTTTCGCTGTAAATGCTATTGAAAACAGGGTTGGTTATATCTGGTTTGTCATCCCAAAGGCTTTGATTTTTTTTGTACTTTTCTTTGTTTTGCTTTTCAGCTTGAGATGATGACAAAAGACCGCCTTCATCAATGATGGCTGCGACAACTGGATCCTGTTCGTAAAATTCAACAAGCGGAGCAGTTCGCCTTGGTCTTCCAACTGGAGTCTCTACCGTCGGGGTCAGTACCCCTTCTTCATCGGGCGTAGTCGGCTCTTGTATGGATTCTTCTTCTTCTTTTTCTTCGGTTCGCTGGCGTATGTTTTCTTCCGTGCCTGTGAAGGTAGCTGGGTCATTGATGTCTTCCTGTACATTTCCTTGTGGTGTTTGTGTTGTTTGTTGGTCGTCTAATATATCAACAGCTCCAGATCGGTTTTGACCTGTCGGTGTATCCTGTCTAAATTCCCCAGTCCCTGGTCTTTCTGTACCAAATTCTCCTGTCCTAGTTACCTGTCTAATGCCTGCCTCATCTTCTACAGCTTCACGCTCCTCTTGGGCAGTTTCTTGAGCAACTTCCTGCTCGTCTCTTTCCTGTTCTAAAGTTTCTGTTTGTTCCGTCGTTAAATCTTCATCAACCTTTTCTGTTTGCTCTTCAGTATCTTTCTCTGCACTTTCTTTTTCAGGTTCAACCTTTTTACCTTCTTTTAAATCAATAGTTGGCAGGTCAGCTTCAGCCACTGCATCAATGTCAGTTTGTATGACCTCTACTTCATAATCTATTATTCCTAGAGTCTCTGCATTCGTTGCACCTATCTCCATTCCCTTCTCCACGCTACTCAACTCCATGGATGGCAATGAAATGTAATTTTCAGGATCAGCGTTAGGAACTATTCTTATTTCGTATTTAGGTAAAGATGGTTGATCAAGTTCTGCATCGGCAACCCCTGAGGTAATTTCACGACCATCTTTTACATTACTATTTATGATGCTGTCGTTGGTTGTCTCGCCATCCATTGCAGGCTCGACGTTAGTGTCTACCTTGCCTCTGACCTGTACATCTGCTTCTTGTCTAACTCTTTCAGCTAAATTGTGTGGAAGGATCCTAGCTGCTGAAGCATTTACCTTCATGCCTCCGTCCTCATCTTGTGTGGCGACTCCTAAATCAACGAGTATTTGTGCATTCTCGCTGCGTGTTGCCTTGCCATCATTTAGAATACTTTCAGTCTCTTTAGCTATAAATATGTATCCCTGTATAGCAGACACGGCAGCATCCTTTTGTAAAAGAGTGGCTTCACCGTCTACTTCTAGTGCAGAAAAAATGTTATTAATATTTTCCTCAGAAAGAATTGCAGCGTCCTCTGCAATCTGATTGCCAACCGCAATGGCATTATAAAGTGCCTCGCCACCAGTAACGGCTGAATCAAGTATAGCTTCTTGCGTTTCGGGTGAGATGTTTTGATTGGCAAGAATATTGGAAATAGTTCTTCGGGCAATGCCTATATTAATTAGATCAGCAGCTTTGTTAGCATGGGCAGCAGTAACCGCATTTCTGTTGTCGATTATGTCTACAATATCAGCGTCACCTCGTGCATTTTGTGAGAGTTCTTCTTTTGCTGTCTCTCCACCTGTAGCTGCTGCATCAACCTTATCTAAATCTTTTTCTATTTGTTTATAGGCTTCAGCAATTTGTTTCCTTTGTTTAAAGTCTGCACCAAAAGACCTGACCCCCATACTTCCACCCAGCAGGGCGCCTACATAGAAAGAGACAAGTCCACCCTCAGTATATTTCCTGTCAGGATCATACTTGGATCGAGCATACATGTTCTCCCAGAATGTTTGTGCTACCTCTGTACCGCCCTCTGCGCCTGACTTGATGCCAGCTCCACCAAGCGCAGCCATGAAAGCTCCTTTTTTAGTGGAGATTAAACTTTGATACGCCTTTTTAGGCATCCACTTTTTAAAGATCGAATGACCTTTTAGTAGCATTATATCAACTATAGAGTCTAAGCCTGCTATACCAGCAGCGTGAAGATACATGTCCAATGTCCCTTCTGGACTCATGCCCGCCTCAACCATTTCTCTCACCATGCCTTCAGCCTGTGTTGAGAAGTTTACGTTAAAGGCTGCTGCTGCACCTCCTAATTTGTGACCTACCGCATAAGTACCACCTTTGTAGGCTTTAGCGAATACGTAAAGCTGGGCAGCGCCATCAACCAATCCATTCCAAGTCTGCATGGCTTTGGAGGTTCTTGCTTTAAAATCAGAAGCCACACTAGTTGGCAATTCCTCATCAAACTTTTTCTCCATGCGTTCAGCAAACTCTTGCGTCGCTTTGGCGTGATAGTGGTCACCAAATATTCTGTGAGGGATGTACATCATATTCATGACGCTTTTACCTACAGTTTTTAGAAGTCGGTTCTTAGTATCCTTAAAAAATCCAACATCTTTTCTAGTGACAACAAGGTTTTCTGAAACAAAATCAAGGTGATCTTCTATCAGACCGCCCTCTTTATCATCCTGCCATGAGTTATAAGTCTTTTCTTTTATGATTGAGCTGTCACCTAACTCACCATCAATCTTGTATTCAAAGGTAGGCTTGCCTTTCTTCTCATCCTTAAGGCGTATTGAAAAGCCAAGTCCTGTTCTTTCATCAACGTCTATGTGTTTCCATTCGTACCTTGCTTGCCTTTGTTGTTCTGCAAAATTCTCTTTTAATCTTCTTTGTGCGTTCTGTAATGCGCTTAAATTGATATTCTGATCAAACCACTCAACGGTTGGTTTTATATCAAGGAAAGGACCAAACTCTTCTGCGTTTTGTTGCAGTCTTTTCGCAATGAGTTTCTTCTCGTGGTTTTTAAGTTTAGTGGGATTGTCACGAAGGTTTTCAAACGCCATGCCTGTCCTCATGTCTTCATAAGAACCTTTTGTTTGAGGTCGTCTCTTTCCTTCTGCAAATCCATAAGGTGAATCTGCATCTTTACCCATTAAAAGATAAGAGTGTAACTGTGAGGACCACTGTACATTATCCAAATCAGCCAATAGCTGTTTATATATGTATCTTAATGAATATTGTTTGGCTTCCTCCTGTAAAACTCTTTTGGCGACACTAATGTTGGAGCCGTCGTATCCAGCTACTCCAACAGGCAGCTTGGGCTTGCCCATATCCGTGCTGCATAAGTCATCAATGTTTTGATAAAGTTTAGTTAAGCTGACGTCTTCTGGTGAAAGAACTACAGGAACTTTAGCCTGTGCTTCTGGGCTACTTGTTGAGTTTCGGTTCTCCTTGTGAGAAGCGTCTTCAGTAAGCGCATTTTGTGCCTCCTCGTCCTTTGGATTCTTTTCGGCATGGTGAGAGCTTATTCTGACCTTAGCGTCTTGAGCTGTAATTCCTGAGTTTAAGGATTCACCAATGGCTTGTACATTTTTTGTCTCTTCGCTTTGATCATCCTTTGGGGGCGTAACCTGTAACTTACCTTCTGTCGTGTTGACGGGCTTTGACTCCTCTGGTCGCTTTTCTTCATCCTTAGTTCCCTCATTCAAAGGGGTCATATAAAAGATGCCTGCGGGACCAATGTTTTTATAGAGACTGCCTTTATCCTTGTAACCTTCAAGGCTTTCCAAGGATTCCATCAGATTACCAGTGTAAGGTCTGGTTTTTAGATAGTTAGTGTATCGACCCTGTAAGATGTTCTGATATTCACTTTCAGTCTTATCAGAATCTAGTCTGGCTTGCTCCTCTATTAACGCTGCTAATTTTGTTTCATCTTCTACACGAGCAGGGATTTTCTTGCGTGTATTATTGTAGCCTGTAACAGTTTTCTTCTTATGCTCAATGAGCCTTTCCTGTTTAGAAATTTCAGCTCGTTGTTTATCGATGTTGTAAGTCTTATCTTCTAGCTCTTTCTGCTGGTTAAGTTCAACAGCGTTTGATTGCTCAATAGCTTTTTTTTGCTGTTGTTCAAAATACTTTTCTTTATTGGTTCCTATAACATGCTTTCTGCCATCTTTGAGAGTAATATAAGCCTCTCCAGTTTTTGGATCAGTTTTGTAGTTACCAGTCTTGAGGGGATCTTTATATTTGTATTTTAGTTTTCGATCACGAAATACTTCTGAGGCAACGCCAAACTCATCAATATCAAAACCTTGAGATTCCCACTCTTTAGTTTGGTTCATGTACGGCTTGTATTTACCGTTTTCCAAATACCAGTGATCAACATCACTAGGATCTAAATTATTGTCTCTTATCCATTTTTTCTGAGCTTGTACATTTCGTTTTTTATTATCAGCCTCAATCTTCTTTTGCTCTGCTGCTCTACGGGCTTCGTCAGCTCTTTGTTTAGCCAGTTGCTTCTCTTGCCAAATCAAGTTGGCTTGGTTAGCCATATCCCACTGCTCACGCCTTTTACGGCTTTTAGTTGGCGTTGAAAAGGGGTTGTTAGTCCTAGTCCCATCATACCCAATACCAGTGTCTTTTCTTTCTCCAAATGGGTTCTTTTTAGGTCTAGCCATATCAATAAGAGTCTACTATAAAAGGTTGAGTCATGCCACTAGCAAAATACTCGGTCAGGAGCGTTTGCAGGGCGGGGGACAGGTTGTTCAATCCATGCCTCGTCTTCTGGTGTATCTGGGTCATCGGCCTCAAATTCGCCATCATCGTTTCTTGCACGGACTCTCTCAGTCATTTGGCTATGCCAAACTACAAAGTCTTCAGCAGGGGATAGATCCCTGTCAGCCATATCACGAAACAATACCCACCATGCTTCATCACTTTCCATGATTTTGTGATCATGCACTGTGCCGTCTTCGTCTCTCCATTCTTCTGTTTTACCTGTCTCTGTCCAGTGTTCTCCAATGACTGTAAAAACATAGTCATCGCCTTGAGTGATTATGTTTACTTTCTCTTCACCTTCTTCTTCAACAACAGAAGTAAAGCCGTTGTCCTCTGCGAAAGTAACGGCTTGTTCTTTTGAATCGAATTTTAAAAGTATGTCTTTCATTAGTCGGCAAGTGGTGGGTCTTCTTCATCGGCATTGTCCTCGTCATCACTGTCCTCATCGTTGTCTTCTACCATAGGATCTGGAGGGTAAACCCAGTCTTCTGGAAGCTCATCCACCAACTCATCGTTATCATTTAGAAGGGCTTCATCAGGAATGCTTACGTGTTCTTCTTCTGTTTCCTCGTCTGTCCAAGTGTTCTTCTGTATCTCAATAAATGCACGAGGATCTTCTTCGGCTGCCTCTTCACTCCATCCCCACCAATACTTCGTGCCACTTCCTGTAGACCAAAATGAGGTGTTCTTTTGTTGTGCTGCCTGTTCGCTTCGAGCTTGTGCTTCTTCTTTGCTGTCAAATATTAGATATGCCATGTTTTTTAATAAATGTTATAGTGAGTGTTTATGTTGGATTCGATGCCTGACTGGTTGCTGTGTTGGTCTGAGTCATACCAGATCCATTCAGAAAACTTGGTGTTTTTAAGGTTCCAATTAGAATCAGCGGTACTAGCATATTGACTCATAGTAAAAGTAGGCCAGTTTGTTGTAGAAGCACTTCGATGGTATACGAGCTTACGTCCTGTCAAATGACCTTCAATATCATCTCTGTTACTGAAAGACTTATTATCCCCATTTACCTCCAACGCAGGGCTTCCATAATTGTTTGTTGTTTGCGTTGAAGTGCTATTATCATTTGCTACAAACCCATAATAAGATCCAGAAGAAGATGATGGGTATATGAACTGAGTGTCTGATGTATCGTGAACAAAGAATGCGTCAAGATGCGCTATTCCAGTCATACCTTGTATATCCATGTATCTCTGAGGATTACTTACTGGATACTCCCAAGCAGGATGTCCACCTGACTTGATTAAGTCACCTCCGCTAACGATTTGACATTGATGAGCAGCAGTCGCTTGAAGGGCATGGGAATTATTTCCGCTCTGATCAAAAAGTTTAGTTACATAACCTGCGGTTCCGACTTCTCTTACTGTAATATTATCGTAATAAGTTTTGTCATCCTTGGTGGTGTAAGCATACAACCTGATTTGGTTTTGAGTTGGTTGCACGATTTTACTATACGTAGTCATTGTGTTGGTAGCATTGAACTGACCAAACGCATACGAGTAGTTAGCTCCATCAGACATATATAATCTTGCTGCTCCGCTCCCTGATGTACTATCAGTTCTCATGTCTACGCTTATCTCGTAGTATTTGCCAACTGTTACATCAACGTGTGTTCGAGCATCAGAAGTTCCTTGAGAACCATCCAGTATAGCCTCACCATTTACTATAGATGTGTAACTTGGATTCGTTATATTATACCAACCACTAGAACTATCACCACCCCACGTATTCATGTCAGTGTTGAACTCACTCTTGTGGTTGTAAATTTCAAAATGCCTCAACATATTCTGCTCGATGGGGAACCGCTTGGTATCCATGTCAGCAGGGAATAGAACTACCTCAGAATACTTACCAG